GTGATGGTGACTTTCTCGGTGGCCGGTCTAAAGCTGACGATGACTTTAGTCAATGGGATTCTGGCGAAACCGATGATGACATGTTAGATTAAAACACTCTAGCGGTGGCGGCTATCCGCTGCCGCTTTTTTATTAGGAGGATAGTTATGCGAGAAAAATGGGAATCACCAAAATCGGTGCCAAACTTCTTATTAGTAAGCAACTTCGGCCATGCTAAAACCCTGGCGCACTATTACCCATCAGGCAAATACGCTCGCGCGCACGAATACAAGAGCGATCCAGGGATTGTTGGCGACCCACATGTAACAGTCACATACGAGGATGGCGTTAAGCGTCATTTTAGGTTGTCTCGGTTAGTTGCGGAGGCTTACATTGGTGTTGACCATGGCGAGTACGTCATCCACATTAACGGCGATAAATTTAATAATGATGTGCATAATTTACTTGTTGTGACCGACCAGGTAAAATATGCCAAATATTCGGTATCACTAAATAATTTTAAACTGATTCGTAAACTGCATGCTAAAGGCATTTCGATCGATGACATTGCGGAAAAACTCGGCTTACAAAAGCATGTTGTAGAACTATTTATTGCGGGTAAAGCTTATGGAGACTAAGGTTAGTCATAACATGCGAATCGATATTGAGACCTATTCGGAAGCAAGTTTACCTGATGTTGGTGTTTATCGCTACGTGAATGACCCTAGTTTTGAAATTATGATCTTAACTTACTCGATCGATAACGGGGCGCTCCATCAAGTTGATCTTGCTTCTGGTGAGGAAATAACCGATGAATTTTACAAGCTTCTGCACGATCCTAGTTGCATTAAATACGCGTATAACGCCCAGTTTGAACGGCTGGCCTTAGGTAAAATGTACAGCGAAGAAGGGTGGCTTGACCCACAACAGTGGCACGACACGATGGTTATAGCTAACGAGATGAGCTTACCAACCGGTTTAGGCCGAGTCGCAAGCTGGCTGCATCTTGATGAGCAAAAAGACACTCGTGGTCGAGCCTTGATCAACTACTTTGCTAAACCTTGCAAGCCAACCAAGGCCAATGGCGGTCGTACGCGTAACCTGCCCAGCGATGCGCCGGATAAGTGGCAGACCTATCTGCTGTATAACCGCCAAGACGTGGCCACCGAGCTGGCTATCGATGAAGCGCTTAGTAAATACCCGGTAAGCGATCGAGAGTGGTCGTACTACACACTTGATCAACTAATTAATGATCGAGGTGTTGGAGTTGACCAAGACCTGGCACACGGCGCGGTGGCGATTATGGACGAACTTAATGCGCGTGGTGCTAAGCAGCTAAAGGAGCTGACAGGTTTAGATAACCCCAATTCAGTCAAGCAATTTAAAGATTGGCTAGAAGCCCAAAATTGCCCGTTTAAGACCCTTGGAAAAGATACGGTACAATCAGCCATTGACCATGGTAATCTTCCTGACAGGGTAAATACGGCGCTTAGGTTGCGTCTTAGCCTGTCTAACAGTTCGACTAAAAAATACGAGAAGATGATCATGGCGACATGTGATGATGGTCGGGTGCATGGACTGTTGCAGTTTTATGGTGCTAACCGTACAGGGCGATGGGCTGGTCGGTTAGTACAAGTCCAGAACCTGCCACGTAACTATTTGAGCCTAGAGCAGTTAAAAGTAGCCCGTGAGATGATCAAGGCGCGAGATATTGATGGGCTTGAGATGCTATTTGATAGCCCGCAAGACGTCATCAAGCAGTCTATCCGGACAGCCTTTGTCCCTAAAGAGGGCTATCATCTAGCAATTTGTGACTTTTCAGCAATTGAAGCTCGAACGATCGCTTGGATCGCAGGCGAGAGTTGGGCGTTAAAGGAGTTTGAGCAAAATGCGGACATTTATAAATCTACTGCGTCTCGTATGCTGGGGATCCCCAAAGAGAAAATTGATAAGAAGATACGTCAAAAAGGCAAGATCACCACACTGGCATTAGGCTATCAAGGATCAGTTGGCGCAATGTTAGCAATGGGTGCTAAAAATCTTGGCCTGGATGAAGAGGAGTTACCGTCTCTAGTAAAATCATGGCGTAAAGCCAACCCGCACATTGTCAAGCTGTGGTATGCTGTTCAAGACATGGCAATAGCTGCCATTGAAGACGGTGGCGTGCACCGTTGCGCTGGTGGACGATTAAAGGCTTACGTGAAGCAGGGTTATCTCTTTATCGAAATCCCTTCTGGCCGTAAATTAGCCTACGCCAAAGCAGCAGTTAATGATGATGGACGGATCACCTACTACGGTCAAGGCATGAAAGCCGGTTTTATGAAACTTGAAACTTACGGTGGCAAGCTTGTTGAAAACATCACTCAAGCCACTGCCCGTGATTTGTTGGCTTTTAGCATGAAGAAACTTGATGAAGCCGGCTATCATGCGGTCTTCCATGTGCATGATGAGGTTGTGGCCGAAGTTCCAGCTGGTAAAAAGCTAGATGAGATGGAACGCATCATGTGTCAGGGTCCAGATTGGGCAACGGGTCTGCCACTTAATGCCGCGGGCTATACAACGCCGTTTTATCGTAAGGATTAACTTGATTAGATGCTCTGCTAAATGGTGGAGTGTCTTTTTTAAATAATTTTTTTGTAAAAATAGTATAATTTATTTAAAATTGGTGTTATAATTAGGTCATCAAAAGTATTGGAGGCGTATAAAATGAGCTATGTAGATAATGTTAAACATTTTTTTAAAGAGGACTATCAAAACGCACTCGACTTAACAGTAACACGCAGAACTGATGTCCTAGCTGCTGATCATGATTGGAGCATTGATCGTGAACGAACGACTTATCCCGACAAACTGGCAGCTATTGATCTGCTTGAGGGGATCAATAAGGCTTACGACATGCTGTTTGATGAATCCGATCGGCTGATCATTAAAACCGTCTATGTTGAGGGGAACTCTTATAAAAAGGTTTGCAAGCTTATGGGTATCAGTCAGTCTGGTTACTTCCAACGGTATCGTGAGCAGGCTTTAAAACGGTTTGCTTCGGCGTACTGCAATGGCGTTTTGTTAGGTGAGAGAAGCGAGGTCAAGTAAATGGTCGCTAAAACTAAGCTAGACCAACAGTCAGTGCCGATCGCGCATGATGGAACGATCAATATGGCGGTTGGAACATCTCGACTTGACAAGAAGTGGCATAACGAGACCATGCAGTGGTCGGATTTCTTAGCTCGCTTATCAAAGCCAACCATCACACAAGAGAGCTATTCGGCTTACATGAAGATGAGTAAGGCCAAGCGCGACAGCGTTAAAGACGTTGGCGGTTATGTTGGTGGCTTTTTAAAGCAAGGTCGCCGTAAAGCTGACGCCGTACAAACGCGATCGCTGGTAACCTTAGATGCCGATTTTGCAACTCCGACCATGTGGGACGATCTACAACTTTTATTTGAGAATGCAATTGCCGTTTACTCAACGCATAGCTACTCATCTGATAACCCACGGCTACGGTTTATCATTCCATTATCACGGCCGGTGACGCCAGAAGAATACCAGCCACTGGCGCGTAAGCTGGCGTCAACAATTGGCATGAACCTTTTCGATGACACGACCTATCAGCCAGAACGCTTGATGTACTGGCCAAGCCACGCAATTGATGGCGAGTATTTTTATAAGTCGGCTGACGCGGATTGGGTCAACCCGGACGATGTGCTCGCGGAATACGAAGACTGGCGGGATTCTACTTTTTGGCCAACCAGCTCGCGTGAACATGAAGCACACGCACGAGAGGCTAAAAAACAGGGTGACCCGCTTACTAAAAAGGGTATCATTGGTGCTTTTTGTCGGACACATACCATCGAGGAAGCTATCAACGACTTTTTATCCGATGTTTATGCACCGACAGAACATGAGGATCGCTACACCTACATTCCAGGGAGCACTTCTGGTGGCTTAGTGATCTACGATGATAAGTTTGCTTACAGCCACCACGGGACTGACCCCGTTGGTGATACGCTCAACAACGCGTTCGACTTGGTGCGTAAGCAGAAGTTCTTGGATCTTGATGATGAGGTGTCAGACAAAACACCTGCAACACAGCGGCCGAGTTATCGAGCTATGGTGCAGTTTATCCAGGATAATGACCAAGAGACCTTTGCGCTTTACCAAGATGAGTTAACTGGGCTTAAGCTGGCCGAGGCCAAGTCGGATTTTGATCAGGTTGAGGACACTAGCAAAAAAGATGATAAAGACTGGCTGTCGATCAACTCTAAAGGTAATCCAGAGGTTAATACGTTCTTACTTGCTAAGCACATTATTGCTGACATTCCGCTTTACTATAACGGCGTAAAATTTATGTACTATGACGATAAATCAGGAATTTGGCGCCGGGGTGCAGAAGAATTTCTTAAATCTTACATCACTAATCACTACCTTGCGCAACTAACAAAAATTAACATTATTCGTGAGACGATCGCGGCTTGCCAAGGGATCTTGATGACTAACGACAAGTTTCCGGATAGCAACATTGACAAGTTGGTGCTTGACAACGGGGTCCTTGACATCTCGGACAGTAGCTTTAGTAAAAAGTACGATCCCGATTATTTTGTCCAAGTGGCGCACCCAATTACCTATGATCCAAAGGCCACCGCGCCTGTTTTTAAAAAGTTTGTTGAGTTTTTAGTTGGTAAAAAAGCCGCTGATTTTGTTTACGAGTGGTTTGGCTATTGTCTCTATCGGGGTTACCCAATTCAAAAATTGCTGTTTTTATATGGTATCGGGGGTTCTGGCAAGACCACACTGCTTAACCTGTGTAAAAGTATGATCGGAGATGATGCCTATTCCGCGGTTTCACTAGAAGCATTGATGACAAAAAACTTCGCAACAGCTAATCTTTATCAAAAGACAGCCAACTTTGACACTGAAGCTAAGCCAGAATATTTGGGTGACGCGGCGACACTTAAGAGCCTAACCGGTGAAGATGCGCTTTATGCGGATGTGAAATACGACCAGCCTTTTACTTTTAGCAACTTTGCCAAGCTAACCTTCTCGATGAACAGCCTCCCGCCAATGCGCGACTTTTCTGGCGGTTTAGAGCGCCGGGCAATCATCTTAAAAGTTGGCCATAAGATAACCGAAGCTGATAAACGAAAATACCCGCTCAAAAAAATGCGTCTTGAATTAGCCGGTATTTTTAACCTGGCGGTTGCTGGTTTGCAAAGATTACTAGCTAACGGGGGCTTTAGCGAAACCGCAGAGATGAAAAATGAGTTAGATGAGTGGCTGGTCGCAAATGACAGTGTTGGGCGATTCGCTAATGAAATGATCGTTAAGGATGACTCGGTAGACACCGCCAGCGAAGACCTGTACTTAAGTTACACGGACTACACCGATGATTCTGGCGAGAAATCTCTAGGCAAGTACAAATTTTACAACCGCATGCAGGAGCTTGGTTATGAGCGTAAGCGCAAGAATATTAAGGGTGATCGCAGCTACTATTGGATTGGTGTCCGTTTAGCAGTAACTGATTTTTAGGAGGATAAAAATATGTTAGGGTTTATTGGTTGGTTTGAGCTTTGGCATAAAAAGTGATCAATCCAAACTCTGAATTTAGGATCGAGAAAGGTGATAAAAAATGAAAGATTATAAAAAGTTAGATGCACTTAGAAAGCAACTCAATGACATGCCGTGGGCCAGTTTTGATAAGCTGATCATTCGACTGGTAGACGACTTTATCAATGGCAAAAACGATGCGGCTGATGCGGATAAGCTAGTTATGCTTTCCAAACGAGTGGGCTATCGTGAGGCACTTCGAGACATTGCGGTTAAGCAGTTTGGCGCGGACATTCCAAGTCCTTTAGGTGCAGTTACTGATGACTTAAAAGATGCTAACGCTGCACTCAAAAAGGAGCTTAAAAATTATGGACTATAACAAACGATCATACAAGAACACCCCATTTTGGGTAAAGCTAAATTCATTGATTGCTGATGACGCGGGTGCTGACTTTGATTGAAAATGATGTTGAGCGCTATCTCATTAAACGCGTTAAAGCAGTTAATGGATTGTGCTTAAAATTTGTTAGCCCTGGTAATGCAGGCGTCCCTGATCGACTAATCATCTGGCCTAATGGCCGGGTGGTTTTTGTCGAATTAAAACGAGATGCTAACCACCACCCACGGCCCTTGCAGCTTAGATGGCATCGGGTGATTCGTAGTAAGCAGGTTGACGTTTATGTGCTTCATAGTAAGCAAGAGGTCGATGGATTTATCAAAAAGGAGGTGGTTAGCTTATGAAAGCAGATCTATACCCATATCAAAAATATGCCGCAACGTTTATTGAGGAACGCTCACACGCGGGCTTATTTTTAGATATGGGGCTTTGACTTGGCAAAACTCTGATCACACTAACCGCACTCCAAGAACTTGATGACTTTGGCGTGCTAGATCAAAAGGTGCTTATCATCGCGCCGAAAAAAGTTGCTAAAGACACTTGGCCAAAAGAGATCGCTAAGTGGGATGCCTTTAAAGACATGACCTACAGCTGCATTCTGGGCACCCAAAAACAACGTCTAAGGGCTTTAGACGTTAAAGCGGACTTATATATCGTTAATCGTGAAAACGTCGTTTGGTTGGCAGAATACTATAAATCACGATGGCCTTTTAAAACGGTTATCATTGATGAGCTATCTAGCTTTAAATCAACTAAAGCCAAGCGCTTTAAAGTCTTAAAAAAACTATCTCAAAAAATAACACGCATGATCGGCTTAACAGGAACCCCCGCACCAAATAGCTTGCTTGAGTTGTGGCCGCAGCTTTACTTGCTAGATCACGGACAGCGACTAGGTAAAAATGTAACCCAGTACCGACAAAGTTATTTTTATCCAGCCCAACAAAATGGCCACGTGGTCTACTCGTGGGCGCCAATCCCTGGTGCCGAAGAACAGATCTATAAAAAAATAGGTGACATCTGTGTTTCGATGAAGTCCGAGGATTATCTTGACTTACCACCGCGGATAAATGAAAACACCTATAACGAGCTGACTCCTAAACAAACTAAGACTTATGCCGAGCTTAAGAAAAACTACGTGCTACCAGTCAGCGCAGGCGAGGAAGTTTCAGCAGCTAACGCGGCGGTCTTAGCGGGTAAGCTTTCACAACTTGCTAACGGTGCAATTTACACTACTGACTTAGATGGTAACGCGACCGGGCATTACATTGAGTTTAGCGATAACAAGCTAGATGATCTAGCAGACATCTATGAAGCCGCTAACGGCCAGCCGGTGCTGGTCTTCTATCACTTCAAGTTTGACCTTGAACGGATCCTTAAGCGATTTCCCGAAGCGGTCAGATTGACCGAAGACAACATCACGGACTGGAATGAGGGTAAGATCCCCTTAATGTTAGCACAGCCGCAGTCTAGCGGGCATGGGCTAAATCTCCAAGCAGGCGGCCATATCATTGTCTGGTTTGGTTTGACATGGTCGCTCGAACAGTATCAGCAAGCTAATAAAAGGCTTGATCGTCAGGGCCAAACTAAGCCCGTAGTTGTCTACCACTTGATTACTAAGGGGACAATCGATGAGCACATCATGGCAATTATCGAGCATAAAGCTAAGGGTCAAGACGCACTTTTAGAAGCCGTTAAAGCCCAGCTTGATGAGAACACTAAATAGGGGTTATACTTAAGGTGCTAGTTTGACCAAGCTGGCAGAGCAATCTCCTTTAGTCGGGCGCTACTGATAGGGCGCTCGACTTTTTTAAAAATAGATGTTGCAATATTTTGCAGAAGATGCTATCATAGGTTTTGTTAAAGAAGGAGGAAAAAAACATGAGAAAAGATGTTGATGGAAGTTTACGAGTAGAGACCTTTGGTGATAGTGATAATAGCTTTGTACGGGTATCAAATACGGTGCTTCATAAGAGTTGCCAGACGAGGAAACTCGGTACCTTAGTGCCGAGAGGAATCGTCGTCTTGGGCAATTCACTTCCTTTCAATTGTTTTTATGATATTGACTGTTTCACTAAAATATGTCACACTATTTTTTAGTGAAAGAAGGTGAACTAATTGACAACTATTTCTTTAAAAATCCATCTGTATCCTACAGATAAGCAATCCAGCTTGTTAGAAGCAACTATGGAGCAGTATCGGTTGGCTTGCAACTTAGTTTCTAACTACTATTTTGACCATATTTTTAAGCCAAAGCAGGCTGACCTGCAAAAGTCGTTGTATCATTTAATCAGAAACAAATTTGGGTTAAAAGCACAGATGACTCAATCAGTGTTTAAAACGGTCTTGGCACGCTACAAAGCAGTCAATAACCAAATTAGTAAGAAACCTTACAAGTACCAAGATAAAAATACAAGGGAGTGGTACAAAGAAAAACGAGATTTAACTTGGTTGCAAAAGCCTATTCGTTTTAACCGTCCCCAATATGACCTGGTATCTGTACGTGACTGGTCTTTTGTTAAGTCCCAGCTCTCCATCAATACTATTGCTACTAGGGAAAAGGTTAATTACAGTGCTAAAGGCTTTGAAGATTATCTGAAACAAGGGAAACTCGGGACCGCTAAGCTGGTTAAGTCTTGTGGTCGTTACTACCTACATGTTTCTTGTACCCTTGATAATCCTGAGTTCAACAAAACCACGCTTAAACATGTAGTAGGTATTGACCGGGGATTAAGATTTCTAGCCACCTCCTTTGATGAACAGGGTGAAGTATCATTTGTGTCTGGTAAAAAGATACTGGCTACACGTAGAAAGTACAAGAGATTACGTCAGCAATTGCAAAGTAAAGGTACTAAGTCAGCCAAGCACCGTCTAAAAGCCATTGGTCAACGAGAAAACCGCTGGATGAGTGACATCAATCATCAAGTAACTAAGACACTCGTTGATAAATATGGCACTGGCACTGTGTTTGTAATTGAAGACTTAACCAATGTCCGATTTGCTACCGAGAAAGTAGCAAAGCCAAGACATTATGAGCAGGTTAGTTGGTCTTTCTACCAACTTGAACAATTCTTAGCTTACAAAGCTGAGCTGAGAGGTTCAACGGTTGTTAAAGTAGACGCTCATTACACCAGTCAGCGTTGCCCTAAATGTGGCGTGATTGATAAGCAAGCCCGTAACCACGGTACTCATGAGTACCATTGCAAGCATTGTGGTTATACCAGCAACGATGATCGGATTGGCGCCATGAATATTCAACTCCTTGGCGCTAACTGGGTAACGAATAAAGAAACCACCTTTAATCAATTGCAAGCTAATCAAGAATAGCTACTGGATAAACTCTAGTAGTTAAACGGGTGCTGTCAATCACCCGATGATGTAACCACTTTGGTAGGAGTTGTCAGACGTTTGTACTACGACCCCGTTAGGGGTGTGAGTTACAAGCTCGGTAATTTATTACCGAGTAATTGACAAGACCCTTGACCTTAAGCCACTAACTATAGATAACTTACGGGGCTTACGAAGCAAATGGCCACTGCACAGCGAGCTTAATGCCGAGTTATTAAAAATTGAGGAGGATCTATAAAATGGATACAAAAACTTTTATCAAAAAACTAGTAGAGCTATTTGGTACTAATTGGGTATCCATTAGCCAAAACGTAGATTATGTTTTTGTGAAACTGGCCTACTATGATCCGACTATGGCTTATTCTGATACAGAAATTGCAAGAATCAGTAAACATGATCGTGCCTCATATGTTTTAGATCTTACCAGTGAAGCTTTAGATACGACACATAGTGAACGAGAAAAAGTTGCTGATCTTGTAGCAGCATACGCTAACACGCCGATTGCTAAACGCGATTCTAAAAAATACAACGTGATTATTGCTAACGACGGGGACTCTCAAATCCCCTTTCTTGCTTGGGTTAAAGAAGGAGAATACCATCATATTAGATGGGTTGACAAAGAGGCTTTATGCGACGACAGATACGCTCAATTTACTGAATCAGAATATCAAGATTTAATTGCTTACATTAAGACCCTTCCAAATGGCGAGGTTCAAGCTAAAATTGCAGAACTTGGCAAGGTAGAAGTAGGTGACACAAAATGAATTTTTTACGACAACGCCGACAACAACTAGGTTTGCGAGCATCAGACATCGCCGTTCGCGCCAACATGTCAGAGCGGCGAATTTATGATCTTGAACATAGCCCTAAAAACATTCGGAGTTTATCACTCGAAAATGCTTATGCGGTAGCAGGAGCCTATCGTATGACAGTATCAGACATTTACGCACTATCCAAGGAGGAAAATAATCATGAAAATTCAGCTCAAAAATAAATTTACGCAGCGGGTTAGGGAAGCCCCTGTGGGCTACTCATGGACACTACTGCTTTTTGGCGCGTTTGTCCCACTTTTTAGAAAAGACTGGCAAGCAACCATCGTGCTTATGGTGCTTAACTTATCCGTATACTTCCTAGGCGGTTACATCGCAGAGCTGATTATCGATGCGGTTTTTGCCGCCCTATACAACAAATACTTTATTGCTAAAATGTTAAATAGCGGTTGGGAACCCTTGAACAAGGCTAGTCAGGAGGCCGTTAACCGCTTATGAAATACAACGAATTAGCTTTTGAACTTGAACAGAATACCGACGAAGATGTCGATTATAGCTACAAAAAGCGTCAGGATAGCTATGACTTCTTGCTAAAAAATGATCAGCCCTGTGCTCGGTTTTTTGCTGACACACTAGAGCTGGTGCAGGGAACCAGCTATGATATTGTCGATTTACAAAATTTTATTAAGGTGCTAAAAACGTCTCGAGAGGAACGATAAAAAATTGAAAGTATACATCAAGACTGAAAAAATTAACCAGAATGCCAAGCTACCAACTCGCGCGCATCAGGGTGACACGGGGTTTGATCTTTACGCAGCAGAACAAGTTATCCTAAACCCTTGGGAGACTAAGCTTATCCCAATTGGCATCAAAATTAAGCTACCAGCTACCTATTCGGCGGAAATCAGACCACGATCAGGCATGTCACTTAAAACGCCGCTAAAGTGCATTTTAGGGACGCTAGACAACGGCTACCGTGGCGAGATAAACGCTATTCTGATCAATCTCTCAAACACGCTTCGAGTAGTCAATATTGGTGATCGGGTTGCCCAGCTAGTCGTCCGCCATGATACTGCGGCAGATGCAATTGAAGTAGACAGCGTTGGCGAAGACACTGATAGAGGTCAAGCGGGTTTTGGGTCAACTGGCAGATAAATAAGCACACATGGATAATGAGGGTGATAATAATGCTTGATTATGAGGCATTAAATAAGTTAGAAAAACAATATGGCAATATTAAGCTAGTACCAGAAGACAATCCGTTATTGCGCAAGTTAAGAAAGTCTGCGATTGGTAACGAAGACGATCCACAAGTTAGGTATCCAATAATTAGCACTAACATCAGTCATGACGATGCAGTTGAAATTAAATATTATTGGGACCATGGCGTTCACAATGCACAAAAAATAGGACGTCTAATGGGGCATGATCAAATTTGGGTAACCAGGCGATTAGAAGTGATGGGGCTTAGCACCATCAAGCGTAAGCGACTTAGCAACGCAGAACGACGGCGCCTACACCAAAAAGGACAGGCGGCGCGCAGAAGATGAAATTCATTGATCTATTTGCTGGAATTGGTGGCTTTCATTTAGGAATGGAGCAGGCAGGACATGAGTGTGTTGGTTGGGTAGAGTGGGACAATTTCGCACGCCAAAGCTATCTGGCTATTCATGATAACGCAAATAAAATTTGGAACGCCAAAGATATTAATGATGTTATATCTACTGAAATTCCACAAGCGGATTGTTGGTGTTTTGGCTTTCCTTGTCAGGATATTTCAGTTGCTGGAAAACAGAAAGGAATTAATAATGGAAAACGATCGAGTTTATTCTTTACAGTCACAAAACTTCTTAGAGAAACACCGAAAGAACGAAAACCCAGCTACTTATTCATTGAAAACGTTAAAAACCTGTTATCAATCAACAAAGGGTGGGATTTCCTCCAAGTGCAAGCTGAACTGGATGAAATCGGGTATGACTGCGAATGGGACGTTTTCGATTCAGCCCAATTCGTTCCTCAGCACAGGGAGCGCCTGTTCATTATCGGACATCTTAGAGGAAGACGTACCAGAAAAGTATTTCCTATCGTCAGAAAAAACGGAGAAACTGATAAGCCAGATAAAGCAGTAAACCAGGTTGGTAACATCAGCAATTCGAAGCCCTTCGGTGGTAACCCACAGGTGGGACGAGTATATGGGACTAACGGGATTGCACCAACACTTAGCACTATGCAAGGTGGCGGACAAGAGCCTAAAGTAATGGTTAAAGAAGCTACAAAAAAAGGATTTGATATTGCAACTGTTGGTGACGCAATTAATCTTTCACAGCCGAATTCAAAAACTAGACGGGGAAGAGTTGGGCGTAGTAAAGCCAACACTTTGACTACTGGGCAAGAGCAAGCTACGTTGGTGGAGGATAATGGAGACCTTATAAAACATGAAACAAAAATTTTGTCCCAATTGTGGGAAAGAGCTAAAAATGAAAATTATGCCAAATGGAGTGAAAGAATCTCCAAGCTGGTTTCAACGACGGAAGTTTTGCGACAGATTATGTATGAGCAATTATTATCACAAGGCTCATCAAAAATCAGGAAATGTGAGTTGGTATGTAGCCCACAAGAGAGCCAGAGAAATCGATACGGATACAACTTGCAAGATTTGTGGAGCAACCAAGAATATAGATACCCATCATACCGACGGAAATATTCAGAACAATTCACCAGAGAATTTAATTGCTTTGTGCAGAAGTTGCCACATGAAGCAACACAGAAAAAGGAATATATGCAAAATTTGTGGAAAGCTAGCAAAAGGATACCATCTTTGCAACAAACATTACATCAGATGGAAAAAATACGGGGATCCTTTGTATCACAAAAACAAAGTAAGTGGCGTATAAGGAAAATAACCCCATTAGAAGCGTGGCGCTTACAAGGGTTCCCAGATTGGGCGTTCAATCGTGCAAAACAAGCTAGATTAAGTGACAGTCAATTATACAAGCAGGCTGGTAATAGTGTGACAGTGCCCGTTATTAAGGCGATTGCTGATAGAATGGAGCTAGCATGAGGAGACAGCAACGATGATTAAGTTTAAGGATTCAGATTGTTATCCAATAATGTTTGACCTGTTTAGACTGATTGCGATGTCTGGCAAGTTAACCTTTCCGATGGTTTGGCATGAAAAATATTACTTGAAGAAAGTTATTGAAATTGATGACAAAGCTATATTTATACTTGGTAGAAACTTGAAATTGGAGGAAAACAAATGAAAACAAAATTTGATACCAGCATGATCGTCAGCGTTGTTCAAGATCAGTTTAAAAAAGAGTTAAACCAGTCACTGGCTGAAAGCATCACATCTGTAACCGACCTTAAAAAACGATACGAAGAGGGCGTTATCGATGAGTCGCTTGACCTGCAATCTAAGATCTTTAGCAAGGCATTGGATAAGTTTAGCAGTCAAAACAACGTCTCTGACGACCTAGCCGTTTATGGTGCGCTGATCGCTACTTTTGGCGCAGATATTAAGCCACCATACGATTATCAGGAGTAATCAGTATAGAAAGGAATGATCTGCATGAATGATTTAGTAATTATGAAGAATAAGCAAGCTGTTACTAGTAGCTTGCAGGTAGCTGATACGTTTGAGAAAGAACACAAAAATATCATGAGAGACATTGATAAGCTACTGGAATTTGGTGGCTCAAAATTGAGCCGCGAGATGTTTGCTACAGGAACTTATGAAAATCGTGGTAAGCAATATCCAATGTATTACATGAACCGTGATGGTTTCACCTTACTAGCAATGGGGTTTACGGGAACAAAGGCACTGGAATTCAAGCTCAAGTACATCGAGGCTTTCAATGCCATGGAAGAGACTCTCATTGGATTACCAATGGAAAAAATTGATCCCGTGAAGCAGGCGGAGATCGAAATGACTAAGGCCAAGACACATCAAGCTAATGCACTTTACCGAATTGCAATGAAGACTGAATCTCATTCATCTCAGCAATCAATTTTGGCTCGTGCAGCCGAATCCATCACTGGTGAAATGACGATCCCAATCATGAAGGACAAAGAGTTTTCGGCGGGGCAAGTTGGTGAGCAATTAGGTATCTCAGCCAACATGGTTGGCCGAATTGCAAGTCGAATTGGTTTGAAGGCTGAACAGCCCGGTCAAAACGAATACGGTCGCTGGTCAAACAGTAAGTCGCAGCACTCTGATAAGGAAGTTGCGCAGTGGTTATACACCGAAGCTGGTTTAAAGCTGATTGATACTAATCGGTAGGCAGGTGATCATATGACTGAATCAGTATTGGAACAGGGTATTTTAGACCTGGTCAATCAAGCGGTTAAACGTGGGTTCGAGGCCGGTCAGCAAAATGACTATCAACTGCTTACCCGCAAGGAACTTTGTGAACAAGTTTTAAACATTGATGTAAACACCTTTGATGATCACTTCAGGTATCAGCCAGGCTTCCCGAGTTTTAAGGACGGAAAATTGACACGCTACTATGTCCCCGCGGTGCATGAATGGATTATGAATCACCAAACTACAAAGTAAAAACCTAGGCGGGTTAATTTGAAAGGGTGATTAGATGAACGCACAGGACTATATATTTTTTGGCCGCTGCTTGGTTGACGGATTTATTGGACTAATTGGCCTATTGCTTGCTGGTGGTTTAGCTTGGGCAATCAGTCAAGCCGTCAAAGACCCACAAGACTTTTTTGGGATCAAGTAAGGAGGTAACAACATGCAATTAAAACTAAGTTCGCCAATGATTTATACCGCTCCAAAACAGCATAAAAAAAGAACCCCGACCGGCCAGCCGAAGTTCACACCAGAGTTATTGGCTCAGGCAAATATATTTCAATTCAATTCTACAGCAAATGGCGTGTTACTTCAATCACCAGGAGGACTGCCATATGTACAACGAAGATAGATATTACCAGCAGTTAGAAGATCAGTACTACAAGGAACAGGATTCTGATAAAGAAGCTAAAGAACAAGCTGATGCAGAATATTGGGATCAGGTTGAAGACGAGGAGGAAGACAGCTAATGATTCGTACTCGAACAACAGACTACGCCTTGATTATAGCCTATCAAACGATGGTTAAAAGCCTAAAGGAACGTATCAGCAAAACCAAGCTAAATGATATCGAGCAATTAACTCACGATTTCAGGCAACTATATGCCACGGAAGCAAAATTGTTTTTATTAGAAAGTAGGAGTGATCAAGCATGATGAATACATTGATTAAGGACGACCTAGAAGATACCAGCACTGAGAAGCCAACTTTTAAGGTGAACGATATTGGATCAGCTACCTGGGCAATGCGTAAACTGAAAGCTTTTGATGAACAGGATAAGGACTTTAAGAAGACTGCTCAGGACCAAATCGACAGTATCAATGCATGGCTCAAACGCAAGCTAGGTGAACTACTTAAGCTCCATTTAAGCTTGGCTATGATGTACTTGAAGCGAAAGAAGGTGTGATCATGGCTCAAACCGATGTCACTAAAAACACGAAGGCAGTTTTAACTGCTCTGAACGGCTTAGACTTAGAAGACGCTGAACGCGCACTGCATGTCGCACATGAGAACCTGCGTTCTTTTGCGACCATTAACTACGCGAACGCCGCTGACTTAGTCTTTACAGATGACGCAGATGCGGATTCTTCTGCAGCAACTGACTCATCTACAGCAGCCGCTTCCACAGCTACTACCACCGCTTAACTTTCCGCCTTTACCTAAGACGTCACTTACCAATGCTGGTTTGTGGCGTTTTTTGCTGTATAATGGGGTGGTAAAGGAGCTGAGAATTATGGGAAAAAGAGGCAGAAAAGCCGTTGATAAAGAAGCAATAGCAGCTAACTCGGCAGCCCTGAAAAAAGCCGAGAATCTTAAGACAAAGCAAGTCCGCATCAAGCACCGTAACCGCCGTAACCCTAGACTAGAGTTCTGGTCAACTGAACCAGCTATCACCCAGGTCAAGGTGTGGTGCATGCGCGGCATGCGTAGCGAGGAGCTGGCTGACTTGATGGAGATCACGACACGGACGCTGCGGAACTGGTGCCACCAGTCACCTAGCTTAGCAGCTGCGATCAAGCTGTCTAAAAGCATCGCTGACGCGCAAGTCGAGTACGCGACCTTTAAAAACGCGACCGGCTACTATTATGAAGAAGATGTCATGGCCGGAAACGGGACTGTGGCCAGACTACAGAAGTGGCAGCCTGCTAACCAATCTACGCAACGCTGGTGGTTGATGAACCGACAACCGGCGTCTTGGCGCGACACCCAGCACATCGAAGTCGAAGGAACGGTGCACATCGCTAAAGAGATGGCTAAGCTTGGCACTGATGACCTACGCCGGATCGCGGTAAGAGGTGAAGAAATTGACGAGTAAAAAAGAACTGGCAGTCATCGCACACTATGCGAAGTGCGAGCTGGCTAAGCGCAGCTATGCGGACTACTTCACCTTAGCGACGGAGATGCTTAACCCACGTGGTAAGCTTTATCCCCACACTAAGCTGATCTGTGACAAGCTACAAAAAATTATCGATGGCGAACAAAAGTTCTATATCGTCGAGATGCCACCCCAGCATGGTAAGTCCATGACCATTACCGAGACTTTTCCGAGCTACTTTCTGATGAAGAACCCTGATAAGCGCGTGGTCATATCATCTTACTCTGACCGACTGGTTAAGGGCTTTGGGAGCGCCAACATGCTAAAATTCTCAACCTTGGCACCCGATATGTACCAGCTTCATGTCTCGCATAAAAAGCACACATCTAACGAGTGGAAAGTCGACAAGCACGATGGTAGCATGTTTGCCACTACGATCTTAGGGCAGTCGACTGGTATGCGATCAGATTTGCTAATTATCGATGACCCATTCTCCGGCATGGTCAGTGCAGACTCACCCGTTCAGCGGGCAAAAGTCTGGGAAGCCTTTGCTTCTAACTTCGCCACTCGGCGATCGAATAATGCTTCTATTATTATCATCATGACCCGCTGGAATGTTGATGATCTACCGGGCCGGTTACTCAAGCAGGCTGACCTTCCATGGGAAGAGATCAAGCTACCAGCGCTCGCCGAGGAAAACGACCCACTAGGACGTGAACTTGGTGAGACCTTGTGCCCGCCAGTTAAGAGCCAAGAACTGGTCGAGTCCCAACGCGACCTGCTAGGCCAGCGGATGTTTAACGCGATCTATCAGCAGCGACCAGTTAAAGAAGGTGGTAACATCTTCAAAGAGAGCAAGCTCCACTACTGGGTGCCTGATGACATGTCGCTTAAGGACTATGGTGAGGAGGGCGATCCACGTGTTAGTGTGCTACCACAAGCCTTTGACAAGGTCTTTAGTAGCTGGGACCTAACCTTCTCATCGAGCGACACATCAGACTACGTTGCTGGCCAGACCTGGGGGATTGTCGGGTCAAGGTATTACCTGCTTGACCGGGTGCATGCCCGCATGGAGTTTCCCGAACAGGTCAGACAGATCAAGGCTATGGCTAAGCGCTGGCCAGAAGCCCATCAAATTTTTATCGAAAAAAAGGCCAATGGCGCAGCGGTTTTATCCGAGATAGCTGGCCAAGTATCTGGGCTAACCCCGGTCACACCTGTTAAAGACAAAGTGACCCGTGCGAATGCTATTATCGGGCTTTGGGACGCCGAGAATATTTATGTGCCACATCCTAAATACAAAGGCTGGATCATGCAGACGATTGATGAGTGGACCGGGTTTCCTAATATGGCTCACGATGATGAGGTTGATAGCATGACCCAAGCGTTGCAATTTGGGAAAGGTAGCAGTAGCCACACGGGGATTCATTTATTTAAGGAGGGGATCTAAAAATGTTTACAGCAATGTCAGGTATTATCTCTTTTTTCAAGAGTTTACAAGATAATTTTATTTCCGGTCTTAAGGTATCAGGACAGGGTCTATGGCAGCCACAGCAAGCGATTAACCTATCGGGAGGGGCTTTTGTAGATGAAAATGATGTCATTCGATACCCGAAACAAAAGGTCAATAATTTGATCATTTCCGCAGATGGCAAGCAGGACTTGTATAACATGATCAACTACCATCGAATGGTTATCTCGCCGGCTTACGTAGCTAAACAGAACTACTATAAAGGCCGCCATGTTAACATCCTTAATCGGCCAAAAACGCCCGATGGTGACCCGGATAATCGGCTGGTTGTCAACATGCCTAAAAAGTTAGTTGATACTTTTAACGGCTACTTTATGGGCACACCGGTCAAGATTTCTTATGATGATCCGGAAGACCTAAACAGCGACAAGTCCGACAAAATCAACCAGGATATTAATGATTTTAGTAGTCAAGACACACTCGATGACACGCTCACCGAGTGCTCGAAACAAGCCTCTATTTTTGGCCGGTCGTACCTGTATTTTTATACAGATAATCAAACCCCAGCACAGGCACATGTAGCTTCAGTCACACCAGACCACAGTTTTGTTGTGTATGATTCGTTTTCTGACGAGCCACTATTTGCGGTTATTTATTCATTTACACCAGACACGAATGGCAATATTAACCTGATTGGCACCCTCGTTACTAAGGACAAAAATTATCCGTTTAATGCTTCTGATTCAGCACGTGATATGGCTTTTGCTGTGGATGAAGATGATGACCTTAGCCTTGACCCGAACTATGCGCACCCGGCTTATCCGGTGTTGCCCTTTGTTGAGGTGATGGATAACTCGGAACGTCTCGGTGTGTTTGATGATGTGCTTAGCCTGATCGATGACCTAGACTACGCCATGAGTAACAAGTCTAATGACAGCGAATCTTTCGAACAGTCCATCTTAGTTATGGCCGGGGTTGAGCTTAGCGATGATGAGCGCAAAAAGATCAAGCAAACACGACTAATTAATTTATTTAAAAACTCGAATAACATGGACATTACCGATAAAGCCCAGGTACCGTCAGCCTACTATCTTGAACGGCCAACCGGTGATGACATCCAAGAGCACCAGATTCAACACGACACCGACTTTATTTATCAGATCAGTCAGATCCCTGACCTGGACAATGTTGAGTTCAACACCGCCGCAGCACAAGCCCTGGACTTTAAGATTCATTCGATGAAGACTAAAGCCCTTGCTAAAGAGACCAAGTTTAAGCGGGCATTAAACGCTATTTTTACCTGCTTCCTGCAGTTTAAAGAAGATAACCCGGACTTAGTAAAGGATCTTACCTACACCTTCACGCAGACCATTCCGCACAACTTACTAGCCGAAGCACAAACGGCTACCGAACTGCAAAGCACCACGTCACAAGAGACAGCTTTAAGCTCGTTATCTAATGTTGACGATCCTAAAAAAGAGATGGACAAGATTGCTAATGAGAACCAGCAGAAGGCCACACAAGCCCAAAATAACCTACCTGATGACCCGTATGGTGATGTGCTAACCGATACCCAGAATGCTGATAACTCGAACGCTAAGCCGCAAAATGGCGGCACACAGGTAAGCAACAACGAGACGACCATTCAAAGTGAGGACGATGATTAGTATGCAGCTTTTAACACCAGCAATCGAAAAGGCGTACATTGACAAGCTATTAGCCGATGATATTCGGGTTAGTGGTCAAGCCAATACCTACTATCAAGATGCGTTAAAAGACATTCTGGCCCATCTCAACTACTATCTTCGCCGCTTTGGTGCTGCTGGTGTGCTTAAGTATGTTGCGCTACTCAAGCATAATGATTGGCAAGATAATGACGAGATTGAGAGAGCCGATCGTTCAGCTAGACTGGCCAGCAGTTCAGATCAACAAGTTAAGCAGCGTGAGAAGCTACTGGCCGATCAAGCTAAAATAAGCCGATTTCAGGCGCTTAATGCTTTAATTGGTTGGAGTATAGCAGGCGCGTCGTTAAGCACCATAGCGCTACTAAAGCAGACGCTGACAAACGATTTTGAAACAGCAGTAAGCCGACAATTTAATGCCAGCCAACTAGCCCTCAAGTCTGGCGCTGAAACGATGCTGACCAGTGGCTTGACTAAGCACAAGATACTCCGACAATCCAAGCAGATCGTTAGCACAACGGTAACTGGCGAAGACTGGTCTAACAACATCTGGCTTTACAATGACAGCTTAGTAAACAATGTCCAAAATCTAGTCACTAAGTCGCTGCGAAGTGGACTTAAGCAAGCCGATCTTAACAAACTATTCCCAAGCATCAAACAGCCATCCGGCGGAAGTGTTACGGAACAGTTTGAGCTTAATAATACCTACATTAAGCGCATCATTGTCACCGAGAGAGCGCGAGTTTTAGATCAGGCCACAATGGCCGTGTTTAAGGCTAAGGGGATTAAGTATTTCGACTGGGTAACCCAAGCCGGGGCTTGCGGTGTCTGTGTTGACATCGAGTCTGGCAACCCGTACCTAGTTGATGATCCGGATAGCCCAAGTATTCCCGATAATAGCCACCCGAATTGCCGCTGTACTAAGATTGCACACGTTGGGAAATAGTGCTACCATATAGGCATACCAATTATTTTCCTCCATAACATACTTTATTGGCGCCACATCTTTCTTATAATCGTTACACCAGCTATTTCTGGTAGCTGGTGTTTTTTTTTTACTTAAAAGATAGGATCAGCACTTCAAATGAGGTGCTGTTTTTTTGTGCCGAAAATTTACGACCAAACTTTTGCATTAAATGTTGGGTCGTGTCAACCCACTGCTATTACAGCATTTCAGTCTAAAAAGTGCACACAATTGTCGATTTTACCAAAAAAGTATTTTTTAGCTGTTTTTGGTAGCTTGTGAATAATGTACTAACCATCTTTTTAAAAAAAATGTTGGGTCGTCTATTTTCGAGAAAAATGAAGGTGCACAAATTTAATGCACATTTGCACTCTTTTTTTTAAATGTTGGGTCGTGTTGAGCTACTGGTAATACTCAATTTGTATAATACAAATGCACAAAAGCACTCTTTTTTCTTAAATAATATTATAATTGGAAATAAGGAGTAATAAGAGAAGTGGACCGGTCCAATGGGGGTACTTAACGCCTATAGAGAAAAGTTTTTGGCAAAAATGGCGAATTGTTGGGTCGTCTGACGGGTTTTACTTACTGCGAGAAGGGATTGACACGACCCAACATTTTTCTGTAACATTTTTATTTGATGTGTTTTGGTCGACTTTGGTAAAAATATCACAAAGTAACTGCTGCAAGCCTATTGCTGTGAATTGCTGGAAAGCTTGCGGGGCTAGAGGTGCATGCCCTTTTAACCTGTGGTATAATTTAGTCGTCCAAAACATGCGGTGACATAAATCCCATCAAGGAATAGTCAAACAAGACTTTAAAACGGAGGTTCCACCATGACTGAAACTAACAACACACAAACCACGAATCAGAACCCAGCAGGTAGCCCAGCTGATGCGACGACACCAGCGGGTGGCGAACAGACGGGTAAAGATTTTATTCAAGGCATTGTTGACCAAGCTCTTGCTGATAAGCAACAGCAAACCAATACACAGCAACCTAGCACCCAGCAACAGCAGACTGATACACAGCAATCTAGCACCCAGCAACAGCAGACTGGTACACAGCAATCAAAGCAAACTGACTTGCCTAAAACTCAAGCCGAAATTGATGCAATTGTTACCGAGCGTGCTAACCGGGCTTATGCTAAAGGACTAGCTGAGGGTAAAGACCAAGGCAAGTCGGCTGCTGAAAAGCTTGCTAAGATGACCGACGACGAGAAGCTGCAAGCGCAACTACAAGCCGCCCTCGATGACAACAAAGCGCTTAAAGCCGAACGAGATCATCGTGATATGCAGGCAACTGTTCTTAGTAGCCTAGACACTGAGAAGCTTGCTAAAGCTGGGGTTACCTTTGCGACAAAAGATGCTGATAAGCTGATCGGTAATACACCGGAAGATACAAATGCAAACATCAAGTGGTTTAACGATCTGTTAGACAGTCTAGTTAAAGGCGCAAAGCAAAGTGCTTACCAAACAGATGCAAACGCTGGCGGTAAGTCTACTAGCAATACGCCAAACTTCGGTGAGATCGTAGCTAAGTCAACTGCGACCGACCCGACTCGCTTCAAGGGTTCATTCTTCGATCAAAACTAAAATCACAGAGGTGATATAGCATGGCCACTTATATGGCAAACCAAAATGCTTTAATTGCGCCCGACCAGGCAATCGGCTTACCCGGAACTCTGGACAGCTCGGTTGTGACTGCTGGCACGGATGGTAGAAAAATCATCAAGGCTGGCACACCAGTTGGCGCAAATGTTAATTGGCTGACCACTGATCAGTCCACCGCAGTTACGAAATTATCAGAATTTACCGCAGCCGAGGGTGAGATCTTCGCCGGCGTCGTTGCGGATGATGTTGACTTGACCACTGGCGACAAGGAAGCCACAATTCTCTTTGCCAATGTCTACTTACGTCAAAAAATGCTTGACACAACGGTTGTTGCAGCTCTACAAGCTGTTGCGGGTAAAACTACCGGGGTTACCCTGGTCAATCGTTAAAACATGAGGAGGTGAAGCTGTAATGGCTTCCGTATTCGATTTACTACAAGCGCCTTACCTTGCCGGGTTCTGGAACACCAACCCCCAATACACCGCGCCATACTTGCTTGAAGCGCTCTTACCAGCTACCAAGCAAATGTCCGACAATGTTAAGAACATTACCGGATCCGATCCATTACCTGAATTGCTTGACCCAACCAGCGATGGTTCAAAAGCACTTCCTGTTGGTCGTTCTGGCCTTGACGTTGGTACTTTGCCAACTAAGCGGTTCAAGAACTTCTTAAATGTCGGCGAGTCAGACTTAACCGACCTGTCAAACGCACAAGCAACCGGTGACACTGTTTTGACCACCACGATCTTCAACAAATTGTACAATGACCAATCAAAGCTTTTAGTTCAAGCGCGTTTTACTCGTGAGTATTATGCGATGCAAGCACTGCTTAACGGGAAGCTGACCATTGGCTCAATGTTAGCTGATTATGGTTATCAGGATAGCCAATTCTACGCTGCTACGAACAAATGGAATGCTGATGGGTCAAACCCTTATGATGACATTCAAGCTGTCCAAAGCATTGCATCTTCGAAGTCTGGCGTGCAACTGCAACGGGCTATCATGAATCAGGCCACAATGTACGCGCTGGAACATAACACGGCCTTGCATAACTCAATCTTTGCTGGCACAGTAGCCCCACAAGGCGCTATTTTGACCCAGGGTGCAGTTCAAAGTTACTTTAGCGCAGTTCTAGGTCTGAATGTCGTTGTCTATGACAAGGGCTATGATGCCAACGGTACGTTCACCAAGTTTATTCCTGATGGCAAGATCATTCTGCTGCCGGGTTCTGGTAATGCCGCTATTGGTAACACCGTATTTGTTCCAACGCCCGAAGAAAAGGCTGCTGGCGATGCCACGTTAGGCCAAGTTGCTGTTGTTGACACTGGCGTTTCAGTCTTAACTCGGACTGACTATGATCCTGTCTCGGTCTACACTAAGGTCGACGAACAATTTATCCCAACCTTTACCAACGCCCGTGCACAGTATGTCTTGACAGCCTATTAGGAGGTGTGAGCATGTTACCATCAAGCATTGACATTACGACTAACTTTACCGACAATGGCAAAACCTATTACACGACTAACGATGGCGATGAGCTGTGGGCGATTGCTACAGCAAACCACACTTCAACTGGCTATTTAGCTACCATCAACCACTTACGTCGAACAGTAGGGCCATTTTCAGCAGGTAAAAAATTAATTATTGCAATTAACAACTAGCTAGGAGGTGGGCAGCATGACAACACCACCTTTTGATGTTTCGGCATTAGTAAGCGAGGTAATGATCGCCGGTAACGGGTCCTTTGATGACTTAACGACGGACTATGTAACAAGTGTTGTAAACGAGCAGTATGCTATTGCGATGCTTAAGCTTGACCCACAAACTGACCCTACCCTGATTCGGGCCGTGGTTAAATATTTAACCTTGATCAACTTGTGGAACTCAACTGCGGTTGCTAATGGCATTTCTGCCGATATCGCGGGTCGTCTAACCACACAGTATTCAGCTTCCGGCGCCATTAATCAGTGGCTGTCAGCCTATAATTCCTTGATTGAGCAACTTGGCTACTCATCGTGGGGTGTTCATCTTGCCTGACTTTAAAGAGGAAAACCACATTAGCGAGATCAAAGGTGCCATGCGAGAGGTATCGAAGTTAGCTGTTGAGGTTGGCGTGATTCTTGATGTGGGTAGCAAAGGCATCGAGTTTTTGCAGATGATCGCCACAGCTAACGAATTTGGGACGGACATTGTGCCTAAGAACAGCCGGTATCTAGCGATTCCGACAAAACTAGGTCTTGGCCACAGTCCTCGAGATTTTGACGGTTTGTTTGTCCCTAAAGGCAAACATGTGTTAGCTAAGAGCAACAACAATGGCGGCATTGACATCTATTTCATTTTAAAATCGCATGTTCGGATTCCTGAACGTTCTTTTTTACGTTCGGGGCTAGACGACAACATGTACAAGATGGCAGAGCTAGTTGAGGACAATCTACAACGTGTATTTAACCTTGAGATGACTCCTCGTGACATGTACGAGCGTTTAGGGCGACAACTGGCCAAATATATTAGGATTGAGATTAGGCTTAAAATGAGCCCTAAAAACGCGCCACTGACGATCGCCAATAAAGGCAAAGATGACCCGTTGATTGATAAGGGTTCATTGCTTAATTCGATTAGTTATCGGGTGGTGGAAGCATGAAGTTTATCAAAAAGCGGCTCATTCGTCGCTACGCAATTCCAGTACGAGTTTATCAGTCTAACCTCATCCGTGATGGCGGTGCAAAGAACGGCGAGCACATCTTGCCAGATGCTTCAAGTCAGCCATACGTTGAGGTTAATGAACCAGTTATTCCGTCAAGTAACTCTAGCGATTCAGATCTTGTTTACATGGACAGCACCGGTGCCACCATTAATTACCAGTACGAGTGGTACAGCCTATCTAAGCACCAGGTTGGTACTATTATTGCAATTGGCATGACCGATGATGACCCAGACGGGACACAGCTAGTTATTGTCGGTGAGGATGTTTACAACTCCTTAGCCGACATTCACATATATTATCTGAAACTCAATAGTGGGGAGCTGAATAACGATGATCCAAACCTTTGACTGGGACGGCATGATTGCTGTCTTACAACAAGAGATCATGAGTATTACAGGGCTACCAGCCGATAAAATGATCACTGATGGTTATTCTGGTAACAAGCCCGCGTACCCGTTTATCACGGTGTCCCCACAATATAATACGGTTCGCGATCGCTGGGCGCATTCGCCTAGTGACGAGTCTTTTGAGACAACAGTTTCGATCACCGTGCATTCTAACATCAAGTCCCAGGCTGGTCGGGTGATGGATAACTTACAAGCAGTTCTGCGTGAGTATACACCCCATCACGACCTATCAGCTAAAGGAATTGTTTTGCTAGATGTGCTAGATCCAACTAACCGGACTAGCTTAGGTACTATTGTTTCAGATTATCAATTCGGCTTTGATCTACAGCTTCGCTTACAGCGTGATTTTGAAAACACCACGCCGATGTTTAGCGATTATGATGATCCTAGCCATTCTCTTACAAATGAGGAGGGTAACTAAAATGGCTTATGTAACAAATCAGCCTTTAGGGCCAGTTCATACGCAGGTCACAGTTTCAACGCCTGTTCAGACCTTGGGCGATCAAGTCCCTAAGATCATTACTAAGGACTCAACGATTACTAAAGCGACAAACGTTCAATATAACTCATTGGACGATGTTCAAAATGACTATCCAACGGATAGCGCAGTTTACACAATGGCCAATGCTATTTTTAACGGGACTAATCCGCCAGAAGCAATTATCGTATTGACCTGTGTCGATTCTGATTCATATGTTTCACCACAGTCAATTACTCTGGATAATGCAACGCTGTCTGGCACAGTCGGCGATACGCTTAAGATCATACCAACGGTGTTACCAGCAACCACTACTGATAAGACGGTTACAGCAGTTTCAGGCGACACTTCAGTTGCTACGGTCTCACCTAACCTTGATGGCAGTTTCAGTGTTGCACTTAAAGCCGCAGGCCATGCAACATTAACCTTTAAGACTGGTACCAGCAATGAAATTACGGCTACTGCGTCAGTGAGCGCAGCCGCACCTAACATTGCTGTTACTGGGGTTACCTTAAACAAGACCACTTTATCAGGGACCGTTAATGGTAGTGATACTTTAACTGCAACAGTTAAACCAGCTACTGCTACCAACTCATCGGTTACCTGGGCAAGTTCAGATGAAACGGTTGCTACCGTTGACGCTAACGGTAAGGTTTCTTATCTTAAAGCTGGTACTGCAACAATTACTGTTACCACGGTTGATGGTGGCTTTACTGCAACGGCAGCAGTTACTGTCAGCGCAGGATCATAGGAGGGATAATTCATGGCAAACACAGATAATGTTATTTCTGCAGTCCAGAAATACTATCATGATGGCTCCGAATATCTGATCCCAGTGGGTTTAGATGATGATGAAGTCATCGCAGTTTCAAATTTTATTGAAGCGCAGGGTCTTGGGTTTATGCTTTACGATAGCAACGACCTATCAAAATTTGCGCCACTGTCTTACAACAACCGGGTAGCCGGCTTTAGCGTTCCAACTGATGACACCCATCAAAACATTGCTTCGGCAGCTACGGTGGGTCGTGTTGGCGGGTTAACAGTAGGTTCATTTGATTTTGCTAACAAGACCGGCCTCGTTGGCATCTTGGCACAAGATCAATTGAACTTCCAACAGAACCAATTGGAGCCTTACACGCAAGCTAATGTAAACACCTACTACTACGCACAAGGCACACCGATTCTCCGAGACGGTAAAACTCTTAGTGGTAATTATATTGACACCTTCGTTGGCCTTGATTGGGTCATTCGTCATAGCAACACTGCCTTGACAGATGTTATGATCAAAAATAACAAGCTGCCATTTAACGCAACGGGTATTAACGTGTTGGAAGCTGCGCTTAATAGCGTGTTCTCAACAGCTTGGGGAAATGGGATCGTTGCCGATAAAGATGATGGTACCATGGACGCCACAGTTACCGCGTTGCCAGTAGATGAGTTAAAAAATGCGGATGTTTCGGCCCGTAAGTATAAGGGTCTTAGCTGGTCGTACAAACCAGCAAACTCAATTGATGATGCTTATATCACCGGTCAGATCACACTTTAAAGGGGTGAACTAAAACATGGCTACAACAAACACAATTTTTGATCCAGCAGATGCCGCGGTCTCAATCAATGGCGTACCGATCACTGTTTGGGGTGCTGGTTCGATGTTTACCGGCTCACAATCAAACAACAACTCAACGGCTTCTACTGATGCCGTTGGTAATGGTAAAGTCGTTATTAACCACGATTCTACTGGGAGAATGACCTTTAACCTCGATCCAGCAACTGATGCTTACAAGGACATTGTTGACATGGGTCAAAGCTATCAAGAAGTTGCCATCTCTTGCAAGACGGTTGATGAATATATCCATAGTGAGCATGCTGTTTTGCAAAAGTGGGGCGATGTTTCAATTGGCGACGGGGCTTATCCAACACGGTCAATCGTCTTTGAATGCCCAGATTATCAGCTAGAAGCAGTTCGATAGAAACTAAAGGAGGAGCTTACTCATGACTGAACAACAACAAAATCGTAAGCCAGACGAACAACAACACAAAGAAGATAAAATCTTAGACCCTAAGACGGTTACTAAGGTTAGCGGGAAATACATTGTCGGGACTTATAAGATCTGGGACAAAAAGGCTAAGCGAAATGTCACATACAACTTTCGATTCCCGGGTTATGAAAAAGCGACAGGCTTCCTAGAATTAGTACGAAGCGGAGACTTACGAGCACTGTATGGCGCTTTGATGAAGGGTGATGAAGACCTTGATTTACCAAAGGTTATCCAAAATCCCGATATTGATGGTATTCAAAAGCTAGATTGGGAATACTGGGAGGGCCATAGTAAGATGTTGCCGGTCATGAACGCGGCTGCGCAGTTTCTTGTCGAACAACTTGATTAGTAATATCAGTAGTGAAGCAGCAGTCACTAAGATGATCCAAGATAATCCTATTTTGGGGTTCAAGTGGAATAGTTACATCTATTCTGGGATTCCTAATGCCTTACCAAGACCAATTGATCTTATGAACGCCGATGAGCTATCGATGTTAAACTGGGCTAATAACAAACGAGCTGAATTTATGGCTAAAAGCAGTATGATTTAAACTAAATGACGACGGAGGTAATACTATGGCTTACGCACGTAGCTCAAAAGTACGCTTCCGCGTTGTTTCAGAAAATATGGACGAGCTGACTAAAGCTAATGAAGCCTTAGATAAGCTCGTTGACAAAGCTAAGGTAGCAGACGACCGGTTATCTAAACTTGGTAAAGGTTTATCAACTAGGAACCTTACTAAATTTAATGATGCCCTTGATAAGCTGGTAGACACATCTAACAGCTCTATCAAGAAAGTCAATGATAATTTTTTGTCTGCATCTGAACGCGTTAAAATCCTTGCGGCAGATACTCGTGACTCTACGAGTGCCATGCGCAAGGATTTTTCTGATTCATCGCGGGCAATTAAATATTCTATTAAAGACATCCCTAAAAGCAAAAGTTTCAAACTAAAGACCAACTTTGCTAAAACTAAGGATGAGATGAAGCTAGTCGGTGACTCATCGGACGCTATGGGAACACGTGTTCATAAAAGCATGTCAAAAGCTGGACGAAGTTCAGATGAGACTCGGACATCTTTTAACAGGTTGTCATCAGCAGGGAGCAAGCTTAGCAATATAGCGGCAACTGTGTCACTTGCGATGATCCCGGTAGCAGCGGCTTTCAAAAAGGCCGCTGATGAAGCGACTAACCTACAGAACACGTACACTACCATTAAAAACTTGATGAACACATCTGGCTCATCAGCTAGCGTTTCAGCAGCTACTGCTAAACGGATGCAAAAAGAGAACCGCAAGCTTTCTAACGAATATGGCGAATCTCAAAACAGTTTGGCAAGAGGTAGTGAAACACTACTACGGCGGGGATATTCAGGAGCGCAAGACCTAGCAGCGCATAAAAGGTTTTTACAGGCTTCAAGAGCATCTGGCGACGATTATAACTCGGTTGTCAACTATGGTGCTTCAACGCTGGAACAATTTGGGCTAAAAAGGGCCGCTGGTAACTCCGTTAAAAAGATGCGGTCATACACTAACAAAGTGCTTAACGAGATGGCCTATGGGGCTGATTTAACGGCTACTGACTTCTCTGGGATGGGGAACGCCCTACGTTATACTGGGGCTACTTCCCATAGTAACAATCAGTCCTTGGCGTCAACTATCGCATCAATTGGTGTTTTGTCTAACAACGGGCAAGATGGTAGTATCGCTGGTACTGGGTTACGTAAGGTCATTAATTCATTGATTGCGCCAACAGGTGGCCCCAATGGAAAAGGGTTAAAAGCCCTTAAATCAATTGGACTATCACCTAGTGATTTAAAAGATTCAAAGGGTAACTTGTACTCGCTAGACAAGGAATTTACCATTTTGAATGATCACATGAAGGGTGCTTCTAATGGTAAAAAAGCAACTATTTTCCATAATCTATTTGGCGCGACTGGACAAGAATCAGCGCTTATTTTATCCAATAATGTTAAGCAGATGGAATCGTTAACCGGTCAAGTTCAAAAAGCGACTAACTACAAGGGTAAAGGCTATATTGAAGCCTTATCCGCTAAAAACATGAAGTCATGGTCTAATCAAGTTAAGGTATTTAAGACCCATCTTGATAATCTTGGACAGTCATTTGCAGTTTACCTGTTGCCGGGAATTACTAAAGTTCTATCCAAGCTTAATGGCTTTCTTAAGACAGTCGATAACCTGCCAAGTCCACTTAAAAGAGCAATTGCTTACACCACAGGATTAGCAGCAGCGGTTGGCTCATTATATGTGTCGTACAAAATGTTTAGCATGACTGCTGGCATGCTTGGTGGTAAAAAAAGTGGCTTGTCAGGTATAGCTGATACGGGTTCGATGGTATCGCGATCAGCAGCTAGCGGGGGCGCCGAAAGAGGAATTATCTCTAAAGCTGCAAGCTCCGGACTACTTGGCGGAAAACTGGGCAAGTCAGTCCTAAGCAAAGAATCAGGGGCTGGTTCACGGGTAGCTTCAAGCGGATTTAAGTCTCTGTCAACTTTGGGTAAAGTAGCTACGGTTGGCGCAGGTGTTGGGGTAGCCGCAACTTCGGGTCTTGATATTTATAAAGCATTTAAAGAGAAAAATTCGACCAAAAAGTTTAGAGACTATGGTAAAGGTATCGGCTCCGCAGTCGGCGGCGGTGTCGGCTTATTCTTTGGCGGACCATTAGGAGCTGCAGTCGGAGCCACTATTGGTAATGTTGTTGGCGGCTGGGCTGGTAAAGCAGCTAAAAAGTTCAGCAAGACTAAAATGGGTAAGCAAATTGGTAAGTCCTTTGCGGGTGTAGCGTCTTATGTAGCTAAAGAAATGAAACCCGTGGGGAAAGCAGTTTATTCTGCTGGTAAGGGCATCTCTAAGTCATGGTCAAAAATGACAAAATCTTTGCACAAGCCATTAAGCAGCGCTTTTAAATCAATAAAAAGATCCTTTAAGAGCTTTGGCAAGGACTATAAAGACACTTTTAAGATTATGAATAGCACCCTTAAAAGGGCTGAACCCCATCTTAAAAAGTTCGGAAAACTATATGTAACAGTTTTTAAAGTTGAGCTGGTAACTGCTATTAAAGTCTTTGGACATGCCTTGAGTGGTGTAATTTCGGCTGCCGGGGTTGTTATTAAGGGCTTAGCAACAGTAACTAAGGGCGTTTTTAAAATTGTTTCTGGTGCCTTTTCTGGGATTGATGATCTAATCCATGGACGCTGGAAGAAAGCTTGGAAAGACGCTAAAACAATCTTTTCTGGTTTCGGTGATGAAATAAAGGGCATTTTAGGGACTATAACAGGCCTTTTTAATACTTTTTATAAGACAATTAGTAACATTGTAGGTGATATTGGCAGCGGTGTTAAATCGCTGTTTACCGGAATCTATAAAGATGTTACTGACAAGTCTAGTTCTAAATCGCACTCACCTAAGACTAAGAAAAGTCACGCTCTTGGCGGGTCGATCCATACTACTGGAACCGCGTTAGTTGGTGAAGACGGTATCGAGCTTGCTTATAAGAAGGGCGGCAAGTCTGTTCGGCTTTTAGGGTCAAACGGGCCCGCATTTGAAAAGGTTTACTCTGGTGAACGGATTTTAACTGCTCGTGATACTAAAAAAGTATTATCTGGTGGCCTTGGAAAAAACCGAGTGCTCCCTGGTTATGTAGGTGGTACAACTAGTCTAGCTTATGCTGGTGGGACAACCGGCATCGGAACAGCTAAGGCCGCTGCGAGCGTAGTTAAGTTAGCTAAATCATCTAAAAAAGATTGGGCTATCATCAGCAAAGACACCAGCAAGCACACCAAGTCAATTAAGAAGCAAACTGTTTCAGACTACGCTGACCTGAAAAAAGGTAGCTATAAGCAACTGCAACAGTTCGACAAGCGCAACACTAATCGTTGGAAATCCATTAATAAGGACACCAGCTCGTATACAGCCAAGACTAAAAAGAACTCCATCAGTGACTATAATGACATGCAAAAAGGTGTTCAAAAGCAGATGGATCAACTCAACACGGGTGTTACTAACTCTGCTAAGGACACTGCTTCAAACTTTGGGACCGCATTAGGCAAGATGAAGAAGTATTCGCACACAGCCATGTCTGACACAGTCGACCAGTTGAACACTGGTATTTCAAGCATTGATAAGGTTCTTAGTCAGTTTGGTGGTAACAGTTCAGCCATCAAGACCGTGCATTATGCACACGGGTCTAACGGCCAAGTAGGTAACAATCAAATTGGTATCGTTAACGATGCTAAAACTGGCCCCCGTCAGGAAGCAATCATTCGTGATAACAATATTTTGCTACCTAGAGGTCATAATGCAATGGTGCCTATCAAGAGGGGCGACCAGATCTTAAATGGCTCACAGACGCAAGAATTGGCCAAATCCATGGGTTATAATCACTTTGCTAAGGGTTCTGGTGTTTCCAAAAGCGCTTTACGTAAAATAATCAGCACCAATTCTAAACACCCGGACGCTGCTTTTAATAGCGAATACGCAAGCAAGATCAAGGCTGGTAAAACTAGCTTATCTAGTGGCATCTCTGGATTAAGCTCACGAGCATCTAAGCGGTTTGGCTACCCATGGTCTAACGAAGCCTGGTCACAAATGGCAAGCGCTGAATCTGGTGGCGGCTCTGGTGCTGGCGGTACTTGGCGGCATAACCCTGGTCTTAAAGAAACCGACCCCTTCGGTGCATCAAGAGCACAAATGTACGGGGGAGGTGCCAGGCATGACGGGGTCGACTTTAGCGGGTCGCTCGGTTCAAGTATTTTAGCTGTCCATGGCGGTAAAGTTATCAAGACCGGCGGGACGGGTATTAGCGATCTAGGTAAGGTCATCATTGTCAAGTCGGATGATGGTTATGAAGAAATTTATCAAGAATTCGGCGGCATGAATAACATTAAGACGGCCGTTGGTGATACGATTAAGACAGGACAAAAGATTGCTACTCTTGGATCTTTGTCTGGTGCTGGTTCTGGGCCTCATGTTCATATCGGGATCACCAAGGGTAACCCGATGACTAAGAACATGTTGTCAACTGCAGGCTGGTATGATGTCACTAAGATGTCGGGTAAGAGCACAGGCTCTAAAAATAGCAGTAAAAAATCGAGCGCATTATCTAAACTCGTTGCTAAGCAACTGGCACCACAACTCAAATGGATCAGTGAAAATCTGCAAGAAGAATCGTTCAGCGGGGCTGGGATTTCCGGAAACGTTGCGAGCCGAGCTAAACAACTTGAGAAAATTATTAAAAATCTCTATCCTAATGCTACTAACAATGGTATCGCCGCAATTTTGGGCAACTGGGAGTTTGAATCTAGCTTGAACCCCGCTAGCCAAAACAGTATTGGTGCTTCTGGATTAGGGCAATGGCTTAACGGCCGATTTACCGCCTTAAAGAACTATGCTAAAAAACATGGCAAGAGTTGGAAGAATGCTGGGGCACAAATATCCTTTGCCTTAAATGGTGATGGTTCAGATAGCGCTATTTTTAAGCGAATCCTTAGAAGTAACGCCAGCGTTTCATCCTTGGCTAACGAGTTTTCAAGCACATGGGAGCGTGGCGGCCATAACGCGCAACACGTTGCTGGAGCTAAAAAAATTGAAGCTATTCTAAATGATAATGGCGGCTGGTCTAAAAAAGGCAAGCTTAACATTTTCGGCGAGAAGAATAGCGAAGTTGCTATTAATCCTGCTAAGAATAGCGCTGATGGCCTTATCAATTCGGCAGTTAGCGCGCGTTCTAAGTATAAGAACTCAATTTTCAATCCCGAGAACATTGCTAAGCAGCTTACTAGAATTGCGACTACTAACCCGCTAACTAATAATGTGTTTAAAAAAGCATCTAAAGCTTCATCTACTGGTAGTATTACGATCAATGCTAACTTTAACTTCACGATCAATGCTGAAAGTGCAACTGCTGGCACAGCTACATCACAAGCTATTAAGCAAGCTGAACCGCAGATCAAGAGCATCGTTCAGCAGATGATGGCACAAGCTATTTCACAACAAGAGGAGGCAACCATATAATGTCAACTGCGTCTGATACGGTAAAAACCGCTTATAATCAGGCGCTTTCTGTTTATACAGCGGCAAAAAGCGCCTATGATAATGCACAACAAACTTATCTTAAAATGAGTAGCGCAAACGTTGACCAAAACTCAAGTGGCCAGCTTATGAACATTAACCAAGCTGGCTATAAGCTACTCGCGAAATATAGTGAAAAATCAGGGACAACCTATAATGGCTCCCAGTACACCGTACCCTATGCTGATGGCTATCTTATCTCTTACCCAAAGGGGAGTGATACGGTCTACGAAAAGATGACTAGCTCACTTAAGTACGAGTCGGCCATGGTAGTTACCAATGGTGGCCATGGCGGGTCATTTGGGGTTGATAATGATGGCAACATCTGGGCTTGTACAAAAGCACAAAGTGGCGGCTATCAGATAAGTAAGTTTGCCTATCAAGCAAGCACCACAATATCAGCTTACAGTCAAACCGCGCTTTTAAAGTCAACTGATATTGTCCACGTTAACTACGACCGAACTAATAACCTAGTCGGGTTCGAGAAGGGCTACATCTACTACGTGTGCGAACCAATTGATTTAAGCACTGCTAAATACAGCATCGACTTAACTACAGTCGGTTTAGACCCAATTAATCAAACTTTTCAATGCACCGGTTTGTCTTTACCTTATGTTTACTGGCATGTTGGACAATACTCAACTAGCGATCCCGCTACAGTAAGCTGTGTCAATGTTGAGACCGGTATAGTACAGTTTAGCAAGGTTTACGACACTAGCCTGTTTGGTATGGCCTACGCACTATCCGAACCAGAGGGAGTCTATCCTGATGGCGATGTTTTGTTAGTTACTTTTAATAACCATAACTCAAGTGGTAATGCAATTAATTATCTTTTCAGTATCCCATTGATAAATGCTAACAGCTCGCTTGACCAATACCTGCTGGCCTTAAATGCAACAAAAAAGGCTCTGGCAGAAGCTGCCAAAGCTTATAATTTAGCCAAAGCGGCTAAAGCTAAATATGATACTGGCGGGACGGCTACTGCTAAGGCGACCAAGGCTGAAAAAAAAGCCCAAACAGCTTACAAAAATCAAGCTAACATTATTGCTAATCAAAGGGTTGAATTACAAATTTTGAAGAAAAAAGAAGCGGTGGCCAAAGGTTCAGCTAAAACTAGGCTCCAAGCACAAATAACGCGGGTGCAGGCAACAATCTCTAAAAGCAAAGCTAAAGAAGCAAAGCTTAAGACGGCTTTATATAAGGCAAAAACTTCGCTGTCTCGCGCGCAAGCAACTGCTTTGACTAACGCTAAGGCTGCGGCAAGAACTATCCTTAGACAAGCAGTTTCAGCCAATATCGATGACGCGCTCGCCGCGCTTGGTGGTAACGATGATGTGGTTATCACGCCAGTTAACCCCGGAAGTGCCGACAGCTTTGTGGTTATTTCAGCCGATAATATTAGTAGTGAAGTATCATCAACAGTTAACAGCAACCCAATTATCAAGGGCCAACCGATCAGCACAATTACTGCGCCAGGCGCGCCACAAATTACGGTAACTGGCCATATTATGGGCGAACCCGGTTCTGAAGCCAGCCTTAGAAAGCGTTGGGAAAAGCTATTTAGGTGGAGCCGAGACTTAATTGAAGTCGAATACTCCAGCGCTACTGGTAGCAACACGCACTGCTTAATCGAGACAACTACGCAAGATCAGGACAAAAACTATGATAATGCGATCCCCGTAACAGCAACGATCAACTATGTTAATTGGTCTGATTCTAATGCAAATAAAAAGAAAAAGACGACCACCAAAAAAGCTACTAAAACAGGTGGCAGCGGTAGAAAAAAAACTACTGCAAAGTATGTCACAACTAAATCGGGTGACACCTATTACAAGATGTCCCTTAAGTACAGATCAACCGTAGCGCAGCTAAGAAAATGGAACGGCTGGTCTGACACTAAGATCCCGATCGGTAAAAAAATGCGGGTTAAGTAGGAGGGGTAAGTATGAGTGTAAGAGATAAATTAATGTTTGATACAAGCGCATTTCCTAGCAGTTCAGATATTACTATCGGCACCGAACAGTTCACGATCAGTCTTAGTTATCGGCATCTAACAGACACCTTTTACCTAGATCTCTATAATGATTCTGGTGAGCCACTGATCCTAGGTGAAAAACTTGTCTATGGCATGCCATTATGGAACATCAATGATGCGCGATTACCAAGTACAACTCTAATTGTCCTTGATGAAACCGGTGTTGAGAGTACCGTTAGCTACTTAAATTTTCAACAAGATGTGTTCGTTTATTATGATGACCTGCCAGCTAGTGTTACTAATCCAACAAATGGTGATACTGACGATACTGATGTTTCTGATGACCTGCTAGATACCGATGATGAAACCACAACAACTGATGATGACGCTTCATATGCTGCGAATCCTTATGCGCTACCTACAAATGGCGGTGATCTGTGATGAAACTAGTACGAGCTTATCAAAAATTAACGGTTGAGGGTAAATCAGAAACACTAACGGTGATTAATAAATCAAAGTTTGGCAATAGTGCTTTTATGGAAATGTCAATCCCTTTTGGCACAACCGGGACAACCCAAACGGCTACGGTTACAATACACAACTTACCAAAATCACAACAAAAGATAATTGTTAAAAACAGTTATGCTAAAATAGAGGCAGGGTGGATCAGTGAGACAGGTGCTTATAATACAATTACAACTACTTTTGAGGGTACTGTGAGTGCGCTAACACCAAGTGATTACGAAGTCGGCGATAAAACATTTCAGTTCTCAATAAGAAGTGGGTCAAACTATGACACAATCAAAGAAATAAAAGTTAAGACAACATCTAAAACACGGGTTGTTGCCTCACAAAAAACACTTGACCAAGCCATTACCAAGTACAATAGCAAGCTTAACGCACAACGTAAAAAATGGCGTGATGAACACCCTAATGCTACGGCTAAAGAAGTAAGTGCCTATTATAAGCAGATCCGGACTAAAAAAGATAACTATGCTAAGTCGAAGCGAGCGGCCTATTTAAAGCAAAAAAAAGCACTTGCCGCGAATAAGAAGTACACTAAAAAAACGGTCTATGCGCCGTTATCGTTCGCTAAGAATACTAAAGGATCAACAATCATTAAAAAAATCGCTAAGGCCGCGGGGATTAAAATTTACAGTATGAAGCTGGTCGATGACACTAAGTTTACGAAGGGCTACACAGCTAAATCAAAACCGATGGCTGCAATTAAAGCAATTGCATCGAAATGCAACACGCCAGTTTATAATAGCCGTGGTAAACTTTATATTAGGCAATATGCTAACAATAAAAAGAGCGATCTTTACATTGACTACACCTCTGGGCTATTGCAGGAGCCAACACTGCAAGATGATTCGACATCAGCAACAGCAACTTCCGAGTATCAGGCCGTGTTTTTAATGCGAAACAGCATTACCGGCGGTTATGTCTTTCACTTAAAGTCAGTTACCATGGACAAATGGGTGCTAGTTAAAGACGGTGAGCACACTATTGATAACACCCAGCAGATAACGACCTGTAATTTCGTGGATTATGATGCTTATAGAAAGGCACAGGCTAAAACCGAAGCTAAGAAGAAAGCAGCGGCTAAGAAGAAAGCTGATGCCGCTGCTAAGAAAAAATTAAAGGCCAAGCAAGCCAAAAGAAAGAAGAGCTGATAATGGCGGTCAAAACAGATTACCTAAGCAAGCTTATTGAGAGCTTAAACACCGAGATTAGCGCGGGAATTGCGGTTTCACAACGGTGTAAAATTACCAAGGATAACGGCAACAACACCTTTAATTGCCAGCCGCTAGCGTTATATAGCAACGGTAAAAAGCGAGCTATGTTGCTGTATTTACCAATTTTATACACGCCGATGACCGTAAAGATCGGTGACCAAACGGCCACTATTAAACCAGATTTTAAGGTGGGTGATGTTGTCCAAGTTGTTTTTGATGACCGGGACACTTCTAATACTAAACGTGATAGTAATTATTCATTAGACTCTACCCGTACGCACGATGTTAACGACGGCATCATTATTGGCAAAATTTATGATGGGAAGTGATAAGTATGGCACAGGACGCGACAATTACAGAAGCTGGTGATCTGGCAGTAACTGCTGATGGTGATGTCCCAATGGTCGAAGACGCACAAGAGGTAGCGCAGTGTGCTCGAATTGCGTTAAATATGGCCAAGGGTAACTGGGTTTTAGATCCTGACGAAGGGCTAGATCAGACTGTTTTCTTTCGTAAAAAAATGAATAAGCAATTGATTACAACCGCCATTCAAGACACACTGTTACAGGATCCACGAATTACTGGGGTCACCGTTGAGTCTCTTGAAACCGACTCAAATCGACAATTAACAGTTAGCATTAACATTGAGGTAAATGGGCAGTATGTGCCACTAAGAACGAATCTAGGTGATATTTATGCTTGATGAAAACGGCTATGAAGCTCTTGATTATAACGATGCGCTAGAAATGGTTCAAAGCATTATCCGTAATGTCCGCGGTGAAACAACCAACGTTTCTAGCCGATCATTTTATGGGACGTTATCGATGGCATTAGCACAACTGCTAGTAGATAATGACGAAAAAGGCGAGACAGCTTATGACGCAGGGTCAATTAATTACGCTTCTGGTGTGCAGCTTGACGAATTAGCTTCAAATTACGGACTAATGCGTAAGCAAGCAACTATGGCGCAAGTAACGCTATCTTTTACCGGAACAGTCGGTTACGTCATCCCAACGGGGACTATTTTTACCGATGACAACGGCAACGAGTTTTACACAGTTGATGATCTACAACTTGACGCGAATGGAGTAGGGTCTACCCTTGCGGTCTCTAGTGACTTAGGCGAAGAATATAATGTTGCGGCAGGGACGATCACCAATCAACAACAGCCCGTTGAAGAAATCGATACAGTCACTAACGTGGCCGCTGCCGCTGGTGGTCAGGATATGGAGACTGACCTTGATTTTAGAGCACGAATCAAGCTCGCCTCACAAGCTAGTGAGTCCTCAACTTTAAATGGCTTATATACCGCACTCAATAATGTTACGGGGGTAACTTCGGTTAAGATCATTCAAAATACAAGTACAGTAGCTGATGCAGATGGTAATCCCGCGAAAACAATTCATTTTTACGTTTATGGTGGGACAGATGAGGATGTGGCCACCGCGATTTTTGAAAATATCGGCGCAGGTATCGCAACCTATGGCACTCTAAGCCAAGCGGTTGCCGACAGCGCGGGAGTTAGCCACACAGTTTATTTTGACCGACCGGTTGAAGCACCAATCTATGCTCAAGTAACCGCCACCGTTGATAGCAGTTTTGATCAGGACAGCGGCACAGAAGACATTAAACTAGCTGTTAGTGGGTATATTGAAAGCTTGACCATGGGTTCTAAAATTGCTATCAGTCAATTCTTTGCTGACTTATATGCTATTGATGGTTTAGAGTATGCAGACGTTAAAATCGGATTAAGTGCAGACGCCTTAAGTTCAACCGATATTCAGCTAAGCACTTTTAAACTACCAACTATCGATGACAACAACATAGAGGTGGTTTACAATGGCTGATTTAGATGAGGTGTATGGTCGAGTTCGACAGTATTTTGACAACGGATTTAACTTTAATGATGGTAACGAGATGGTTAATTTCGCTAAAATTATAGCGCAAACTATTCTATTGATGGATAATAATGCTGATGAGATAGCCTTGAGCCACATCATTGATGAAGCGGTTGGGTTACAGCTAGACAACATTGGCGATGATCTACAGCAACCACGTTATGGTCGTAATGATGACGATTATCGATTTTTGCTTAAAACAAAGATCATCGCAGCTAATTCGTCGGGGACAACTAATGACATTATTACAATCATTTGTAATTCGCTGGGTGCTGACCCAACAACAAGCGGAATTGTGGTTAATAATGATTATCAATGGAATGGTAGTAAAATGATTGGGGAACCGCAGGTTGTTGATGTGCAGTCGCTACCAACATCGCTTGTCACTTCAAGCCAATCCTTACAAGTCTTAATGGATCGCTTAGGGTCGGCAACCGTAGCTGACGTAATTATTAAGGCTGTTAACTTCATAAATGGCTCAACTTCTCAATTATTTACAGGAGTGGCTGTTTATGAGGTTAAAAATCAAACAATACCCGTTCAAGGAGGCAACTAATAATGGCTTATAACAAAGCACAAGTAACGGATGCAGGTAATGCGTTATTCGCGCAAATCCTTGCTAACAAGTCCTCACTTTCAATCGATAAAATTGAAATTAGTAATGTACAGTTAGCCGCATCAACAGTTATTACCAGTATGACTAAAATTGACAATGTGGTTCAGACAACAAGTGCTAATGGCCTTCAAAAATCAGGCAATAGCTTTATCATCTCAACTGCAGTTTCAAACGCTAATGTAACTACTGATTATCAGGCTTGGGTTTTTGGTATCTGGGGATCAGATAGCGCGAATGGTATTTCTACCTTAATTGAGGTTATCACTACAACCGGTACACCTGACACAATCCCAGCGTACTCTGGCAGCACACCAGTAACTTATAATTATAAGTTTGCAACAGCTTTAAATAATGCTTCGAGTATTAGCTTAAGCATGTCAAATGATGCCTTTGCAACGAATGACACGGTTTTACACACCAGCGGTAACGAGACATCAACTGGGACTAAAACCTTTGAGAAAATCGAAGTATCTAATAGCAACACACCAGATGTTGTGTTAACTGACGGAGCTAGTATCTCACTAGATAATGGCGAGTCTAAATTTACACCGGCTAATAATAGCACGGTTGTCCATAATTCCGGCGATGAAACAATTGATGGTAAAAAGGCCTTTAAAGTTGATCCAGTTGACGGTGCGGGGAATGCTTACGCCAAGACAGTTGACGTTAATCAGCAACTGGATAAAAAAGTTAACGTAGCTGATATGCGTAAACCAGCTAGCGATGTAGCTGGAATTGAAGAGGTTTCCACATTACAAACTCAAGTTGATAACAGTGCTGTAGGAACTAATCTATTAACAGGTACCAGTAGTGATTTAATAGTAGATGACTCGTCTAATACCTCTCAAGGATGGGTACGTGCGATTATATATAATAATCTAATTGTGGGGTCTGTATATACTTTTAGTTCCGATGTATCCGTTGTAGGAACCGCTACTTCTATAGACGTTAAAGCATATAGTCTAACGACCAATACAACCATTGATGATTCTTATACCACATTCCCTATTGTTAATGGCAAAATATCCGGATTAGTCAAGCCAACAGATGGATACAATACTCTTCTAGTTTATGCAGGTAATAAAGGTAACACACACGGAAACAAGGTAACTTTCCATCATATGAAGCTTGAAAAAGGTAGTGTAGCTACTGATTGGTGTCCTAATCCAGTAGAAATTTTAACGAAATCTGACGATTCCAAAGTAGCCCACCTATCTGGAGCAAACAATTTCGACACTGTCCCAACGGTCAACAACAATCCGTTACTACTAGCAAGCAGTTTACCGTCTGACTTAGCACGAACCGGACAAGCGAATACTTTCAGTAAGCGGCAAATATTTTCTACTAATCCTACTAATGGTACTCAAGTGTACCCAATATATGCTACTGTAGGTACTGATGCAGATGCAGCTACTTTAATTGCATCATTGCAATCATCTGGATTCTCTGGAATAGTAGGAGTACCTGTGAGCTAGAAAGGAGCTAACATGTCTTTATATGATGTAAAAACAGGTAAAAAATTAAAAGATATATATGATATAAAAACAGGTAAAAAATTGTCTAAAGTATATCAATTCACACCAACTGGTTACAAGTTAGTCTATAGTATTGATACTCCTTGGAAGTTTACTGCTGATGCGGGTGTGATTAGTGTAGCGGTAGATACTAATGGGAATGTCTATGCGAGTACCTCTAGAAATTCAGTATATAAGATAAATAGTACTGGTCATCAAATATGGAAGTTTACTGCTGGCAATAGTGTTAATAGTGTAGCAGTAGATACTAATGGGAATGTCTATGCGGGTACCTATGGAAATTTAGTATATAAGCTAGATAGTACTGGTACTCAAGTATGGAAGTTTACTGCTAACGGTTATGTGTTTAGTGTAGCAGTAGATACTAGTGGAAATGTTTATGCTGGTACTGATGGAAATTCAGTATATAAGCTAGATAGTACTGGTTCTAAAGTATGGGAGTTTACTGCGGACAATAGTGTTAATAGTGTAGCAGTAGATACTAATGGAAACGTTTATGCTAGTACTGATGGAAATTCAGTATATAAGCTAGATAGTACTGGTACTCAAGTATGGAAGTTTACTGCTGATGATATTGTGCATAGTGTAGCAGTAGATACTAGTGGAAATGTTTATGCTGGTACTGATGGAAATTCAGTATATAAGCTAGATAGTACTGGTTCTCAAGTATGGAAGTTTACTGCTGATGCTGGTGTGATTAGTGTAGCGGTAGATACTAGTGGGAATGTTTATGCTGGTACCTATGAAAGTTCAGTATATAAGCTAGATAGTACTGGTACTCAAGTATGGAAGTTTACTGCTGATGGGCATGTGTATAGTGTAGCGGTAGATACTAGTGGGAATGTTTATGCTGGTACCTATGAAAGTTCAGTATATAAGCTAACACCCGCGGGATCAAATACAGATAACTATTATTAATCAAAAGTGGGTATCTTACAAGACTTAGAAAGGACGATTACAAACAGATCACCGGCAAAGATTATGTGGCACCAACAACTCAAGCAACGACCACAAGCACCACTAACTAAGCCTGTAAATGAGCACTATCCGGCTCTAATACCGTTTCATTAAAAAGTAATCTCTTATCAAGTTTGATAAACTACAAAAGCACTCGTACTTTCGGGTGCTTTTTTGATGGTATAATAGCCATGAGGGCGGTGGGAGGAAAATAATAGTAACTTATTACCTATAAAAACTTGACAGATTCTGTAAAATATTATATAATGATGCTATATTATATATGAGGTGATAAAATGAAACCAGCAGAATTTTCAAATAGAATAGGTGTATCAGAGCAAACTCTTCGTAACTGGGATAATACAGGTAAGCTAATTGCTAAAAGAACTAAAGGCAATCATCGTTTCTATACAGAGGATGACTACAATGACTATATGGGTATTTCTAGTAAAAATCAGAAAAAGTCATATATTTATGCTAGGGTATCCACTAGAAATCAAAAGGATGATTTAGAGAATCAGATTGAATTTCTTAAGCAGTATACAAATGCTAAAGGAATTATAGTTGATGACTGCCTAACTGATATTGGTTCTGATATGAATTATAAACGCAAAAAGTGGAATGAACTACTTGACATGGTTATGCAGGATAAAGTAGATAACATCTATGTTTCTTATAAGGATAGATTTGTTAGATTCGGGTTTGAATGGTTTGAGCAACTGTGTAAAAAGCATCAAACTAACCTAATAGTTGTTAATAATGAAAAAACTTCTCCAGAGCAGGAAGTTGTTGATGACTTAATAGCAATTATTCATGTATTTTCTTGCCGAGTTTATGGATTAAGAAAATACAAGAAAAAGGTTGGGGATGACTTTAAATGCAAATAGCATATAAAGTTGAATTAAAACTAAATAAGACTCAAAAGCAACAGATTGATTCTTATATTGGTGTTAGTCGTTGGGCTTACAATAAATTTCTTGAAATAAATAGTAAAAACTACCAAGAAACGCATGATCCCAAATCATATATGAGTGCTTATACTTTTTCTACTTGGTTTAATAACCAGTATTTAAAGGATAATCCTAGCGACTTATGGATAAAGGAATATTATTCTAAACACGTTAAACAAGCCATGATAGATGCTGATACCAACATGAAAGCATTCTTTAAACACAAAAGAGGGAAACCTAAATTTAGAAGTCTTAGAAAGCATCAAGGTTCCTATTACTTTTGTGCTAATGGTAAGTCTCAACATGTTAGGTATGATACTTATCAAATAAAGTTGCCTAAGATAGGATTTGTTAGATACAAAGAGCAGGGGTATATTCCAGTAGGTGATGATTTTAGGGTTGTCTCTGGTAGAATAAAAGAGAGGGCGGGTAGGTACTATCTAACTGTTTTAGTAGAGCAACCAGATTTTAGTAAACTTAATCTTACCGGAGAATCTATTGGAATAGACTTAGGCATTAAAGACTTTGCCATATTAAATAATGGTACAGTCTATAAGAATCTTAATAAGTCTACTAGATTAAAAAGGCTTAGGAAAAGATTAAGAAGGCTACAAAGAAAAGAGTCCCGTCAGTATCAGGACTATAAACAAAGACTGAGAGAAAACAAATACGAAAGGAGAGCCACTACTGATTTCAACCTGTCAGAGACACAAGATAAAATTCTTAAGCTAAATGGAAGGATCACTAATGCTTTAAACGACTATCAGGATAAAATTATTGCCAATGTGGTGAGAACCAAGCCACAGTATATAGCGATAGAGGATTTAAACGTTAGTGGAATGATTAAAAATCACCATTTAGCTAAGCAAGTTCAGCAACAGAAGTTTTACAGATTTCGGATTAGACTAGTTAATAAATGTCAATGGTTGGGAATACCAGTACATTTGGTAGACAGGTTTTATCCCAGCTCTAAGACATGTTCTCAATGTGGATTCTATAATGAAGAGTTTAGAAATATGGGCCAAAAATTTCTTAGCGTAAGAAAGTGGACTTGTCCTAATTGCAAATCTATGTTAGATAGAGATATTAATGCTAGTGAGAACATTTGTATTACTTCAAAATTTAAGTTAGCCTATTAAAATGCTACTTAAATATGTACTGTTGGCTAGACAGGAATTTACGCTTGTGGACTGTCATACAAACCTAAGTAGCTATTACTAAACTAATAGTAGAACGGGGACAGGAAGAAACAGGAATTTAAACTTATATCAGTAATATTTTATAGGTTTATTGTAGCAGGTTATGTAATATGCTAAGAAAAATGCTATATAATGGCTTTAAAAATCATAACTGGATCGAGATCGGGCTAGAAGAACTATGGGTAGCCGTCTACCTAGAATATAGCCACCGGGCACTTCTTAGCCCTTATCCCGATGTATTAAGTGGGTTGCTACACCACATCAATGATCTATACATGCCACTAGTTTTTGCGGTCGTTGGCTGCTACTGCATTGTAATTGCGCTTTTTGACATTCGATTTTTACATGCACAACTTATTGCTATCGCGATGGCACAATTTATGTTTACCCTACTATTAATCGACTTTATTGATTTTGACCTACACACGGGGGCACTGTCATGGACAACTGGATTTTTAGCGGTTGTGTCATTACGACTTTATATTGAACCCATACGGTCAGCATTAATGGTAAAATTAATATCGAGGGTGGCTAATGACCAGTGGGATCGGAAGTGATTTGGGTGCATATTCCGCCAATTGCCAGCGACGCGGCCATCGTAGCAGCCATTATCGCAGCATTAGCTAATGTTTTTATTAGTATTATCAATAACCGTGCTACCAAAAAAGACAAAGAAGGTGATAATGAAGTCCCTTTATCTGCACAACTTATCAGAGCAACCCGCGAGAATGTTAACTTGAGTAACAAAATTATCGAGCTATCCAACCAACTTGATAGCGTTAAAGATCAGTTACATCAAGAACAGATTCAACGCGAGCAGGAACGCCTTGAGAGTAGCCGTCAGATTCAAGGACTTTCAGAACAAATCGAAAAACTGCGTAAAGAATTAGCACTTAAAAACTAGGAGGGTTTTAACATGTTATCAGACATTACTAAAATTTTTAGTTGGCTTCAAGATTCAGGGGTTATTGCGGCAACCGTTACTTTTGCAGCAGTTTTATATAAGGCCATTTACCCTTGGGTAAAAGCTCATGCTAAAAGCAAGCAGCAAGAGACACTGGCCACCGCAGCGTTGTCGATCGTAACTAAGTTTGCTACTTTTGCAGGCTTGTCAAAAACCGATCGTAATAAAGCTGCCGTTAGCGAATTGACGAGTCTAGCTAATGCACTACACATCAACTGGGTTGATGATTCGGTAGCCACCAGCATCGTAGAATTAGCCTACCAGGAGTTTAAGAAGCTAGGCTATGATAACCATGCAGTAGCCACTTCGGACACGCCAGAGGACGATTCAGGGACAGCTACCACAGTTGCTGATGATTCAGCCGCCGAATTAAAGGAATTAAACACCGAGGTGAAATAGCCATGGCCAACTCGACAATTATTGATCTATCTGCTTATCAAGATAGCTCAACAGCTTTTATGAAAAAACTTAAGTCAAAGGGTGCTGCTGGTGTGATCGTTAAGCTGACCGAGGGAACAAACTATACTAACCCTAAAGCAGCCACTCAAGTGAGAAATGCTTATGCAACGTTCGGAGTTGTGGGGGCCTACCATTTTTACCAAGGATCACCAACAGCTGAAGCCGCTTACTTTTTAAAAGTAGTTAAATCGATGGGGCTTGATACCTCAACTTGGTTAGCAATTGATGTTGAATCTACTTCGCTCACTTACTACACCACAACAGGTGTAAATACCTTTCTTAGATATTTGCACGCTGCTGGTTACCATAATTTGATGGTTTACGGGTCAGCTTCCTGGTTTAAAGCAGGACGTATTAAGCAATCCAGCTTGCCAAGCTATGCGAAGATCTGGTGCGCTGCTTACAATAATGTTGCTCCTGGCATTAACAATGTCGACTTATGGCAGCACACCGACAACTGGAAAGGCTTATCAGTCGATGCATCAATCGATTTTAAGGACATTATGCGGTCCAAGAGTAGATCTTCAACTACCACATCCGCCAAGCCATCATACTATAAAGATGCGGGATTATATGAGGTGACAGCAAGCATGATCAGCGCTTATAACAAGCTACCCCTCAAGGGTGATGGCAATAAGCGTTATGTAAGATGGGCTAAGGGATCACGTTTTTACGCAACCGCAGTGAAGAATGGGTCGATCTACTCGCTTAAGACTAAGATCGGTTACTGCACTGCTAACAAAGACCTAGTTAAGCTTGTCAAAAAGTTATAATGATGTTACATTATAGTTAATCCTAACATTTATTTTTTCCTCTCCGATTACAGCGGGGAGGTTTTTTTTTATGCCCTCCAAAAATAGGCATTGTTCGTCACGTCACGAACGAAAAAATAGTTAAGGGCATAAAAAGTATGGCAAACTTTTTTTGGCAAATTGTTGGGTCGAAAAAATAGCGAAAAACGACAGTGCACAAATTTAATGCACATTTGCACTCTTTTTTTTAAATGTTGGGTCGTGTTAACCTCTTGGTAATTCTAATTTTGTATTATACAAGTGCACAAAAGCACTCTTTTTTCTTAAATTATATTATATATAGATATAAGGAGTAAGAAGACGTATTTACCTCTTGTTTCGTAATTAAAAAGTTTTTCGAAAAAAGTTGGGTCGTGTCTATTTTTGGGGTGGTTTCGGGTTTTAAACTTTTTTGCAAAAGGTATTGACGATAGGCAGATAAAGGTTTACTATTTGAGTTGTTCAAAAAATAAATTTTTAGGAGGCACCAACATGATTGAAGTTAAGATTACGGGTCATACGATGGCCGAGATATTCTCACAGATTGATGGCATGGCACGAGGTGACTATGAAGGTGATGCACTTACCTGGGATCCAGTTAAACCGGTTGATCCAAAAGGTGAGATCAAACCAGATTCACTGACCGAGGAAACCATAGCTAATTCTGAACCGGATTCACCGACCGAGGAAACAGCGGATAATCCTGAACCAGAACCAGCTACTAAGACAGTTAAAAAGGTCGACATTCAAAAACGGGCTAAAGAAGTGCTTGACGCGAAGCACCGTGACGAGCTAAAAGCCTTATTCCTTGAATTTAATGCGGCAAAGCTATCTGATCTGCCGGAAGCTGATTATCCGGCGTTTTATGAAAAGATGGGTGGGTTGCTTAATGGCTAGCCCAACAAAACACGCAACCCTGTCTGCCAGTTCAGCAGCCAAGTGGATCAACAACCCACCGACCCTCTGGATCGAAGAAGGCATGCCCAACACGACATCTACTTTTGCGCAAGAGGGTACTGAAGCACACCGATTGGCAGAATTGACTTTGAAGCATGAAGTTGGTCAGCTAACTGATTCTGAATTTAGCGATGCAATTAAGGTCTTTAAACAGCACGCCGAGTTTTACAATCAAAGCATGCAGGATTTTATTGATAGCCACGTTAGCTCTGTCATGGAAGACTACAACCGTTTTGATGATGCGGAGATGATGCTTGAACAAAAGGTCAGTTTTAGCGACTGGGCGCCAGGCGGATTTGGGACTTCTGATTGTGTTATCTTAGCCGATGACCGACTAGAGATATGGGATCTAAAATATGGCAAAGGGATCCGCGTTGATGCTGACCACAACTTTCAACTCATGCTTTACGCTTTAGGGTGCTATGCAAAATACAGTCTGATCTACGACTTTAGTCAAATCCGCATGACCATCTCACAGCCCCGTATTGACAATCTAAGCCAGTTTGACATGTCCCTTGATGATTTACTCGAATGGGGTGACAAAGTCGTTAAGCCGGCCGCAGACAACGCTTTAAATGGACGTGGTGAATGGGACTTCTCCAAACCAGCGACTTGGCACTTTTTTAAAGCCGAGGGGTTTTGTAAAGCGCTAGCCGAAGAAAATCTCAAGATCCGTAAGTACAAGTTCATGGAAGCCAATACTTTAAAACCAGAAGATATTGCTGAAATCCTTGGCATGAAAGACCGCATTACCCATTGGCTTGATGCCGTTGAGTATTATGCCATGACTCAAGTCAGAGATGGCAAGATGGAGCTTCCAGGATATAAGCTGGTCGAGGGTCGCAGTAATCGTAAGTTGACTGATCAAGATGCAGTTTACGAAGACCTGCGAGCTAAGGGCTATCGTAAGTCCGATCTAGTCCAAGAAAAACTTATCCCATTGACTAAGCTAGATAAGCTGGTAAAGGCCGAGGACTATGACACCATCATTTCGCCAAAAGTGATTAAGCCCGCAGGCAAGCCTACTTTGGTCCCCGAAACGGATAAGCGACCAGCGATTGGATCGGCATCAAGTGCCCAGGCTGACTTTGGATAGAAAATAGATGGGTATGGTAACAGATTGGTTTGTAGCTACTAAATAAAAAGGAGATCGTTAAATTATGACAACAAATGGTGCAAAAACAACAAAAGTTATTACTGGTGAGGTTCGTTTCAGCTATGTACACCTACTAGAGGCTTACAGTTCATTTGATGGGCAAGACCCGGCTTACTCGGCTACTCTTTTGATCCCAAAGTCGGATAAGAAAACTCTGGCGGCCATGAAGGATGCAATTGAAGCTGCTAAAGAAGCTGGGAAAGCTAAGTTCAACGGAAAAATTCCGGCAAAACTTAAAACAACTTTACGCGATGGCGACACCGATGAAAGTGTCGATCCTGACGAGAACCCCGAATATGCGGGTCATTATTTTATCCGGGTGTCCAGTAAGACTAAACCAGGGATTGTTGATGCCGATGTCAACCCGATTATGGATGCCGGTGAGATCTACTCCGGAATGTACGGGCGCGCATCAATCAATTTCTTTGCTTACAACACCGCAGGAAATCGCGGTATCT